CCTACATAGTAACCACCACCTTGCGTTGTATTGTTACCAAGTAAATTATTGATTGCTGTTGTTACACCTAACAATAATCCTTTTTCATATTTAGGACGATAAACATTATAATCTAAACTTTTAAATAAAACTGATTTTTGTCCGTATCCAGTATTCGCTAAAAATACTTCGGATGGATTTCTTGTTTTATTCAAAATAGGACCTAATAGTCCTCCAGTTAAATTATTTACCGTGTTTAGTGCATTTTCTGTCTGTGGTGATAGTACTTGATTATTTTCGTCAAAATAATCTCCAGGTATTGGTGATACAGGAAAATAAGTTCCTGTCAATCTATTGGCAAATGAAACGGCTAAAAGTAATGGATTTTCTGGAACTGTAATCTTCCAGTTTTTTCCAATCAATGGTTGTTGACCTGTAGCAACTAATGAAGCCTCAAATGGATCTTGTAAGTTATCTAATTGAAATACGTTCGATATTAATTGTTGTTGTTCAAATGCAATTCTTGCTTTAAATTCATCTCGAAGTGCGATCGCTGCTCTTTGAGCTAATTGTGAGTCTTGTGATAATAAACCGGATGATCCTTGTGGGTTGTCGTCGATTAATATTTGAAATGGTGTATATGTTGAAGGAAGAAAGACTAAAGGTACTCCTTCACTATCAGAATAAGGCACAAAATATTGTGCATTTTGAATTACATCAGTTACAATATATAAATCTTTATATCCTGTTTCTGGACCATAAACATTTTTTATGTATGCGGCGTCAATGAAAAATTCATTAACTAATGAAATTTCCGCATCATCCTGTCCATATTCACCTTGATTTGGGTCGACTGGTAATGGAATTGGACTTATTGATGTAACATTATTATATCCTCCATCTGGACCATATTCATTTAGTGGATATAATTGATTTGCTAATTGAGTTGTACCTATCAGATCATTTGGTGAGTCAATAACTGAACTATCATTCAATGGTGAAATTTCATAATTTACATTTCCTGATGGTGGTGAAAAGGCTCCCGGTACCGCATATGGTGGTAGGTTTCTATTCATCAATGAATTTCTAAATGATGAACTTGCATCAAATGATAAAGTTGTATCCGACATTAAAATTTACTTTGTTATAAATAAATAGATAATTATGGTTTTTTTAAATTAAAGATATGATAATTTTATGAAGGTTTTCCTGGAGCACTTGCGGTGTATTGTCCTCCAGATCCTCCAGGTATTAAACCATTTCCAGTTTTGTGTTTGTTCATTTGATCAAGTATCATGTTGATATTTGTTGTATTATTTCCACCTTCGAAATATTCTGTTAATGCTCTTGTCATAAGATCTGTTAATGCTTGGTTTTTAGAATCTGGATCTAACTTAACATTTAAGTCTATTTTAACGTTTTCATTTATTTCTAATGGTTTAAATTCAATTTTACCCATTTCAAAAACATTATTAAGTTGCGTGGTAAAGTTTGAAACGGTTGTGTTTAATACTTCGGTGTTTTTATTAAAGTTTGATAAAGGATCTGTTTCAGAACCTCCGATACCAAAATTAGATAAAATATTACTGAATCCTCCTCCTCCTCCTATAATATCCGTAATTTTGTCTTTAATCATAGTTGTTATATCTCCAATAGAAGTTGGTATATTCATATTTTGAATAATTTCTTTTCCTTTTGTCATTATCAACTCCATAACTTCAGGTCCCATTTGTTGAAGTGTTGGTTTCAAACCAGCATACATATCATCAATAGTTTGTCTATATTGTTTACTGTTTCTAAATTCTTCACCAACAATACCTTGTCTATCTCCTTCGGTAAATAAAGTTTCTCTTACTTTTTTAGTACCAAACTCGTATAATTCCCTTGCTGGCATAGATCCAGATTCTCCATATGCAATTGCGGTTACAATTGACTCGACCAAATAATTAAGTCTCTGTAATTCAGTTAAATTTTCTTTTTGTAGTTCTTCCATGGTAAGACCTCTACTTTGTTGGTCTTTTTTCAATGCCTCGATTTGTTTGGCAGTAAGTTGTGACGCCTCAACAATTTCAAATTGTCCAGTTTCGTTTCCTTTATCGTCAAATTGTTTAACTTTTATTTCTGCAATACCTTCTTTATTTACAGTGGCTAAGGTTGCAATTAATTCTCTATCTTCTTTACTTGCGATTGAACTTGGAAATTTAATTTGTTTCATTTTATGGTCAAGATTGGCGGCGTTTATTGCCATCTTTTGTAATTCTCCACTTGTCATACCAAGTTCTTTACCTATTTCATTTAATCTTCTTTTTTCACCTGGTAAAATTTCAAATTGACCTAAAGTTTCATTGAACCTTACGAAATCTTTAGACATTTCTACTATTTGATTTTGTAGTTCGGCTGGGTCGTTTTGTGATAGGTCCATTAATCTCAAAGGATCTAAAAGTGCGTTTGCAGACACACCTAACCTTTGTAATGAGGCTGCCAATTCTATTGCTCCTTCTGGGTTGAATACTTTGTCCACAACGGTAAAAATTTTACCCATGTCTATATTTAATCTTGCAGCCTGTGCTGACATTTTGGCTAAACCTTTTGTTCCTCCCTCAAAATTATAGATATTCATTTTTTCTAAATTACTAACAACACCAGCCGCTACAGCACTTACCGCAACTCCAGCATCTTTTGCAATGTTAGTAACTTCTAACATTCTATCACCAATCTCATTGATACCTACACCAACCGCTCTAAAACTTTCAGTTAAGGTTCCAACACCTTGAGCGGTTACTGCTGCAGTTGATTTAAGTTGTAATAATTCTTCATCCGATATTGTTACATTTGTTCTATATGTTTTAAATAAATCTTCATATGTGTCAACAACTTCTTCAATATCAAATCCGTATTCAATAAATCTACCCGCATTGTCTGCAATTGCCTGTGAAAATTCTCTACTTTTTTCTGTTCCTAAACCAAGAGTGTTTCTTAATTTAGCCGCCATAGCATCTAAATCCGCAGTCCTTTTTAAAATTTCCCTGGGATCAGTAACCTTTTTGATTGCATCATTCAGAACAGCCGCGACGCTGTCTTTGTTGGCTGGGTCAAAAATATTACCTTCGGCAAATCCTCTTAAAATATTTGTGTAGAGATCTTTACCAACCCTTCTAGACTCTCTAATGTTAGCATCTTGTTGTTGTTTAAGAATTTCAGCACTAATTGCCGTTGGGTCCGCTTCTTGTCCTGGTGCAAACATATTTTTTATTTAATAAATATATTTTTATCAGTTTTTATTTTTCGACTCAATTAATTTGTCAATAATGTATTTTCTTTCGTAAGTTGGCATCCTCTGAAAATCAGAGTAAGAAATTCTTAACATTCTGGCTAAGAATATGTATTCGTCTAATATAAAGGTTCTATATTCAGAAGAAAGGCCGAAAAAATTCCACCCCAAAGTTTACTGTTACAGTAACTCTTTCTCCAGACGGGGCTATAATTTCTCGGGTTAAATCTAATCTAGGTTCGTTTTCAAAAATAAAATTTCTAACAAATTTAGAGTCAGATATGGGCATACTTTCAACAAACTTAGCAATTTGCCCTTTGTCGTCACTACCATTAAGTTCTACAATTTGTTTTTGAAGTCTTGTGGTGATAATTGGTGAAACTCGTCCTTGTGGGTACATGTCAAGTATTCTTTCCATTTCAACTGTGTCTCTCATGTTTAAAGGTTTCACTTTTACTGTCGTTTGACTTTTTGGTAGTAAAACTGTAAAAGTACCACTTTCGTCTGGTTTTACTGTGGTTTTTTTAATGTTAAGTTCATCTAACATAATAGATGATGTGAAATTTTTTTGAGTTGCGGGATCCACAACATTAACTTTGTACTCCGGTCCAAAAGATGTGTTTCTTAAAAAAATTAAAATCGCTTCAACATCTCCGTCAAGTAAATCTTCCGGTCTTAAATCCGATTCATAAAGTTTATTTCTTAAAAGAGGTAATACAATACTTTCTTTAATAGTTTTGTTTCCGTCAAAGTTTACAAGGATATTTTCATCTGCGGCAGTTAAATATCCAATTTTTACACTCTTTTTTTTGTTTGGATAAAAAATACCACCGGATGGAAGAGACACAACATCGTGTGGTAAGTTAAAATTCATTTGTCCGTATTCGTGAGCATTGTTTTCCATATTTAATTTTACTTTTATTTTAAATATAATTTCACATTGTTTTTAGTAAAGAATTAATATAAACAAAAAAAAATCCCTAATACCGAAGTAAAGGGATTTTGAAAAAAATATTTTGAATCGTTTTCAGTAAACCAAAATACAACGATCCATTTGCAAAGTCGCTGAAATGTCGGCAATTGCATCTTGTGAATAAGATAACGAACCAAAGTTAGCATCAGTTAAGAAAGCTCCCTCTAATATCCACTTTTCAACAACAACTCCTGTAGGGTCTAACATTTCAAGGTCGACATTTTTTTTGTAACCCGCAGCATAACCCATACGTCCTGTTACTGATTCAGCACATAAACGAATCCATTCCATAATTGCTTGTGAAGCTGATGGCCCAATTGGATCTCTAAACTTAACATTGATTGAGTTCCATACAAATCTACCAGCAACATAAGTTGAAGTATTCAAAAATTGAATTTCCGTAGAGTTGATTTTAATTGTTGGTCGAGATGCACTTTCTACAAACCACTCGTTAATACCTAAACTTGAAGGAAAACGTAAAATAAACCTGTTCTGTCTTTTAGGTTCATACGGAACTGGCATTTTCATTAATAAATCAGCCATAATTTTTTTATTTTTTTTTGTTTTATGTTTATTCTTTTATTATGATAAATATATCATGTCAAAAAATTTTTCTATTTACTTTGTTTTTTTTTAAAATATTCTTCTTTTAATTCTAGCAATAATATTTTCAGCTAATTTATTTTCTTTAATTTCTTCTTCTTCACCTGATTTAGTTAAAAATGTTCTTAAAGATTTTAATCCTGTTTCTTTAGCTCTTTCACTTGATGCAATTGCGTTTTTTTCATCATCATCTAAAAAGTGTACTTCGGGTTCTACAAATAAGAATCCACTTTCTACAGGCCCTTTATCTCCGATTTGATCGTCAAAATATGCCTTCTTCTGTAATCTATAAGATAAAGCACTTACATAATCGTGAAAATTTTTGTTTGCTTGGAACTTTAATTCTTCTGGGGACGCAGCTTCGTCTGACTCATAACTAACCGGCACAAAAACACAACGATTTAAATAATCTCTTACCAATTCAGAATCACTCATAGGTTTTAATTTCATGGTCTCTCTAAATTTTCGAAGTGAGTTTAACATTTGGTTCTTGTCAATACCCCCCCTTTCCATACTGATTAATTTTAAGACCGCCTTTTTAAGTGTGTTAGGGTGATGACCCCTTGCTGTGATTATTGCAAATATCACACCATTATTGATTGCGTCTCTTAACTTTTCCCATCCAACTCTAACAAGTGGTGCGTTTTCTATATCATCTAAAAATTTTCTGTCCCCTGTGGTTCTAAAGTCAACTAATGGATCTGGTGAATAACCAACAATAGTATGACCTTCATAATCAAAATGTTCTTTACCAATCATACTTCTGTATTCGGCAAAGTCTTCTGTTGACATACCAACATCTCTTCCTTCCTTATCTAAAAGATAAATTTTTGTTGGCATTCTCATGATATTATCATCCCAGTCTAGACTAGGATATACAGTTGGTATAAAAGAACCAACTTCCATTTCTGATAAAATATCTCTAACTAACTTTTTATAATTCATATTAATAAATATCTAGTATATAAAAAAAAGAGGTCAAATTTCTTTGACCCCCTTTCTTCTTTTTTTTTCTTATTAGATGTTATCGAAAGATGCTCCTGTTGGTGTGATATAGAATGTTATATCAATAAACTCAAGAGATCTTGTTGGTTTAATGTAGATTTTACCTACCAACTGATTTTTATCTAAATCTTCTGTATCGTTAGAAACTGTAACTCTAAAGTCGTATAGACCTCGGTCTCTTCTAATCGCATCTAATATTGGGTTAACAGCGTTTAAGAAGTCTTGTCTTACTTGTTGATCGTTCTGATCAAATAACAATCTTACAGAAACCGCAGATATTAGTTTTCTTGCTTGAAGTAGTAATCTTCTAACATTGATTCTGTCAAGTGCTGATTCTCTAACTTGAAGTGTTTTATTACCCCAAATTACAGTACCCACATCAGCAAATGTTGCAATTGGGTTAACTCTTCCTAAATAAAGAACATCTCTATCTTGTTGTGTTAACTTCTTACGTGCCTTAATTGAGTTAACAATACCACGAGTGTAACCTGCTGCTGCGAACCAAGGGAATGCGATATTATCTGTAAGGGCCAAGTTTCTTGTTACTTCAGCGGTTGCTGGAATATAAAGTTGTGTATTATTAACACTATCTCTTGTTAATACCCATGGATAATAAGTTGCGGTATAGTTAGAGTCGATACCAGTTTCTTCAACAATATCAACCGCTTCTTGTGGATAAATCATGTTATCACCTTCCGTAGTTGTAGCAACAAACATATTGTAGTCAGGTAAAGTTGCGATATACAATGAATCCGCTCTATCTTCTTCAACCATACTAATAGCTTGTTCAACAAGATCAGAGTTATTTTGAATATCAATACCCGGTGTTGTAAATACATTGATGTTAACTGCTTCAGGATTAGCAAATGTTCTTTGTCCTAACAAATATGCGTAGTAATCAGTATTTCCGTATTCGATTGTACCGTCACCAATTGAAATTTGTTTAAATAGACCATTTCCTTTACCTTTAGGGTATCTTAATGAGGAACAAGCTCCATTTAAGAATCCACTTCTACCAAGTGCAAATTTGTCGGCATTTGTTCTAAATTCTCTATATATATCCCATCCGTCAAATCCACCATAAACAAACACTGTAAATTTACGAGCAATTAATCTGTAATATGGATCGGTAGGATCTTGTGGTTCAGAAGAGAATGATGTAGAACCTACTTCATAAGCCGGTGTTCCACTAGACGCAAAACCAGATGAAATTGTAATTCCACTAGCAAATTGGTCCATATGGAAACCTTTTGTTCTAAAGTTCCATTCAGTTCCATCACCATTACATAAATCAAATGGTTTTACTTTTCCTTTATATTGGAAGAAGTCAGAATCATAACCCCAGTAAGAACCTAAACCTAAATAAGTTTTTCTTACGTTATCACCAGCACTAACGAACGCATCGTCTTGACCAGTCGTTGTACCGAATGGTGGGTTGTAAACTTGTTCACCAGGTAAGAAATATTTTGTTTTGTAAACAGGATATGGTGATCTTCCTGCTGCGTATTCTCTAAATGTATAACCTTCAAAACCACAAGGGATTGCATCAACCGGTGCGTCTGGGTTCATTTCGATTAAAATATATTTAGATCTTAATTCATATTCACCATCTAATGTACCGATTTTTTTAGCGATAAAGTTATTTTCTTCTGGGTTCATTGAACAATTAGTGAATTTCTCGAGAACTACAGGGTTAGAATCAGTGTCAAAATAATCTCTTACTAGTACAGTAAATGTTTCGTTATTGAATGATAGATCAGATAATGAAATTTTAACTTCAGTGTTAGCACTATTACCATCAGAAATTGTAAAGAATTTGAATAAGTTATAAACTTTTGAACCTCTTAATTCAGATACCACCCACGGTGAACTTGGTGACTGGAATCTTTCCATGTACCAACCAATAGTTTTTGGATCATTAGCTTGAGCTCCGTCCGAAGATACGACAACAGGACTTAATCCTCTAATAAATCCTTTGTTCCAACCATAAGTTAATAATGTACTGTAAAGTTCTTCAACCATTAATGGAACTGAAGTTCTTGGTTTGTCAAAGTTTCCTCTACCAAATACTTTACTTACGTTGTTAGCATCTGACACACTTAATGAAACTTCAAAATTAAATACAGTACCATCATTATTAATTGCTTGAATTTCGAATGGTAAGAATGGGTTTTTCAAAACACCACTATATTCTCCAGTCATATCATAAGTTACTTGTGAAGTTCCTGTAACTTCAAATACAGGATTAATTTCGTCAGAGTAAGTTGATAAACCTCTACTTCTTAATGTACAAACAACTAGATCATCATATTGAGTATATGATGTACCTGTAAAATAATAAATCATACCAACGACGGTACCAGCATAACAATCAATAATTAAAGGTGCTGTTGTTGTAGTTGTGGTAATAGGTGTTGGGGTAACACAAGGGTTAGTTGTTGTTGTAGTTGTTGTAGGTGGAACACCAGTTGTTGTTGATGTTGTAATTGGATTCAAATGAGTAATACCTGTTACTGTAGTAAAGAATGAATAACCACTATATTGTGAATTACCAATGTTATCAAATGAAGCATAATACCAAGGATCGTTTAATCCTGAAGATGGGTTAGAATCTTCAAAAGAAACATTATCAACACCAAATACATTAGTTGATGCTGTATAACCATTAGCGGTTAAGAATGTATAATCAACTTTTGGAATTGAACCAAAATAATTAATGTACTGATCTTCCGCCAAATATGGATTTGAATCATTAATAATATCTAAAATCATTTGATCAATATCATCTCTTAATGTTGATGTTCCTCCTTGGAATGTTTCGTATAACTCATCAATATTAATGAATGAAGGGAATGATGATCCGTTCAAATTATATGCTACGGTACCATCTGTACAAGCACTGAAATCTACCATTAAAGGTAATTCTTTTTTAACAACACAAATTGGTTCACAAGTTCCACTTGGTGTTACACCACTCAAACACCAATAGTCTAGTGTTGATGGATCAAGATTTGCTTTTGTCATAATAGACCAAGATGGTCCAGCGTCATATCCGGACAAACCTAGTATTCTTGTAACAAATAATTGATTAGATTGAGAAAGGTATGCTTTAGCAATGTAAGATGCTTCATACTTTGGGATTTGTGTTCCGATGAACTTTTCAGGTGACGTTCCACCAAAGTATTGTGTAAACTCGTCAAAGTTTCTCACAAAAATTGGTTCAAACGCTGGTCCCTTTTGAGTTTCACCAACAATACCAAGAGTAGTCACACCAACACTTTGAGCAACAAAACTCAAATCTACTTCAGATGTATACACTCCAGGTGATACAAATATTTTACTGTTAGTAGCCATGTTTAATAATAATTTAGTTTTTATTTATTTTCTTATAAATATTATCTTTTTAAGCAAAAACTTTACTTAAAAAAAAGTATTTATATTTTGGTAAGATTTTTTTCTGCCTTTTTTCTACCTATGAATAAAGATACCAAGAAGATTAAAAATTTAAAGATAGATAAGGATGTCCATGATGTTTTGAAACGTTATTGTGATAAACGCGGATTAAAAATGTATAAGTTTTTGGAATCTTTAATCATGGAAAAGTGTAAAGAAAAAAAAGATATATATGGAGAATAAATTAAAGTATACTTTGGGTATATGTTAATTTAGCAACTTTTGTTGCGTCCACTCTAACAATTTGAAATCTAATTGTGTCTCCACTACTAACTTGTATTGTATCTAATGTGTCTCCATAATAGTCATCATTTATATAAACTTGAAATGAACTTACGTTTTCAGTAAAAGTTAAAATTAAATTCAGATTGTAATTGAATAATTCTTCAATCTCATCGGATGTTGTTGGAAATATTAAATCGTAAACTGGTGGTTCAGGTGGAACTTTAGAATTATATTTTCTTTTTTTGTATTTTGTTTCGGTTTCATAAATTTGAAAAGTTCTTGTAATCGCAGGACTTACTTCAAACTGATCTTCATCTATTAGAAATCCCATCATTAAAACTTCATATTTTTGAATGTAATATTTTCTTTTTTCAACTTCCATTACTGATTCATCACTAACACTATTAAGTTTTAAAGGAATATAATGACCTTTAATATTTTGATACGCCTGAAGTGACGCAAATTTTTCCATCATTATTTGATTAAACTTATTAATCTCTCTCATTCTATTACAAACAATTGCAATTGTATAAGTTATATCAACAGGTACGGGTTGTGGTATTTTATAAATGTCAAATCCATTTTTGTTTCCGTCCCAGGTTGGAACTTTCATATAGAAATACAATTTTCTATTTGGAATATTATAAACAATTGCTGGGTTATTACCGTACTTAACTTCAGGTGTTCTAATTACTGTTATAAATGGGGGTTCAGTGTTTTTGTCGATATTTTGAAAATCCCATGTTTCCGTAAATTGTGCCCAATTTTGTGTTGTGATTAAAATATCGATCATCGGTACAGTTTTCCCTTCCACAACACATTTCAACTCATCTCTTACAAAATCCAAAAATCCTCTGTCCAAATCTGCATGTAATAAACTTTTAGGAAGAAACGTTCCATCCTGTTCAATCATATCTCGAAGCTCCCTTCTTCGTGGTAAAAGAGTTTTAGGTTCGGTTAATGGAATAAATTTTTTTATTTTTTTAGGAAATGCCATATTATTTAAAATCCTCTAAATTCGTTCGGACCAACTGGGGCCGCAATTATTGTTTTATAAAACGGACGATAACCTTTATAGGTGTGTTTAATGTCAGACACAACTCTACCATCATTTACAACGGTATAATATCTAACAAAACTTTCTGTATCGTAATACCCAATATAATCTCCAAGATCGATGTCTATTTCTAAATCTTCTAATGTTTTTAAATAAACAGAAATTGTAATGTTCCCCGGTTCCAACTGAACGTTTTTTGTTGATCCAACATTTCTGTTTTCAGGAGCGGCAATTGCAACATATGCATAAAATTCAACCGGAGGTAAAAATTTAACACCATCACTAACCGCCTCACCATAAACATCATCGGTTTTTGTTTTGTTCTTGTCTACCCTATATAATACACAAGTGTAGTTCATATCACCATCTAACCACTCTTGTCCCATTTCAATTTCTAGATTGAAATCGTTTTCACCAAAAAATTTACCCAGTCTTGTAATTGGAACTCTGTTTGTCATAGGTTGTTTTCTTGATAAATATACTTTTTATGATTATTTTTATTTATATTAAGAAATTGGAACAAACTAAAAATATAATTGAAGTTAAAGCTTTGGACCTTCTAGATTCGTATAGTGGGGCTAATAACTATATATTATATCTAAAAACAAAAAAAGAAACCAATAAAAAGTTTTTTCCAACACGAACTCAAGCAGACTATATAATTAATTATTTTGATGTAAAACCAAAAGTTGCTCGTAAGTGGGTTGCTCTTGATACATATTTTGCTGAAAAATTTGCAAAGGATAAATATTTTTTACAAACACCAACACAAGTTTATATTGAAAAGTTATTGGTTGAAAAAGATAAATCATATCATGTATGGGGTAAGTTTTTTGAAAATGATGTTTTAAGTGAATTCTGGGTTCCAAAGTCTTCTCTTATTAAAACACATAACGTACAAAAAGTAGAAATCGATTATTCAAAATATTCACATAGGCCACCATTAAGTCATCAAAAAGAAGCAATTGAAAAATTGGTAGGGTCTAAAAGGTACATTTTAGCAGATGATATGGGACTTGGCAAAGCGGAATTCGTTGAAAACAGAGTATTTACCCCTAATGGTAGAAAAAAAATAGGGGATTTGATTGTTGGTGATGAAGTAATTGGTAGTGATGGTAAAAAATGTTTAGTTAGAGGTGTTTATCCTCAAGGAATTAAAGATTTATATAGAGTCACGTTTAATGACGATTCTTCTGTTTTAGTTTGTAAAGAGCATTTATTTTCTGTTAAATCAAGAAGTTTTGGTGATAATACTAAAAATAAAAGAAATAAAGAATCTATTGTATTATCGGTTGAACAAATGTTAGACGAAAACTTAACTCTTGGGATTAATGGTTCACAGAATAATAAAAATAGGACATATAACTATAAAACATTTTTTAAAGAAAAAAATGGTAACAATAAATGGCAAATTCCTATTGTAAAACCAATAGAATTTAATCATAATAGTTTACCACTTAACCCATATTTATTAGGTCTTATTTTAGGTGATGGTGGTATAACACAAAAAGGTATTAGTTTTACAACAAAAGATGATGAAATTGTTGAGTATATTATAAATATTCTACCAAAAAATACACAAATTATCAAAAATAATAATTCAAAGTATGGTTATAGAATAACAAAAATAAATGGACACAAAAATGAAGTTATACAAATTTTAAAAGAATTAAATTTAATGGGTTGTGGATCAGAAAATAAATTTATTCCAAACATATACAAATACTCATCAATTGAATCAAGATTAGAAATTATAAAAGGTTTGATGGATACTGATGGAACTTGTTCAGTTATTAAAAAAGGGTGCTTTGAAGGGACTGAATTTTCAACAACATCTGAAAAATTATGTAATGATGTTATTGAAATTGTTAATAGTTTAGGTGGTATTGCAAGAAAAAAATCACGAAAAACTTGGTATAGACATAAAGGTATCAAAAAAGAATGTAAAAAATCTTATAGGGTAAATATTAAATTACCAGAAGATATGAATCCGTTCAAACTTAAAAGAAAATTTAATTTATATAATAACCCAAAAAAATATAAAGTTGGTAGATATATCAAAGATATTAAATATGAATGTGTTGGTGAAGCGGTTTGTATTTCTGTTAATTCACCAGATAAATTGTATGTTACTGAAAACGCTATTGTTACACATAATACAACATCAACAATAATCGCAGCACTTGAAACACATGCAAAAAAAATATTAATTATTTGTCCCGCATCATTGAAGATTAACTGGCAAAGAGAGATTGCAAATTATTCAGATCGAAGTGTTTTTATTGCTGAAGGAAAAAAATATTCAACTGATTCTGATTTTGTAATTGTTAATTATGACATTTTAAAAAACTTTCACGATATAGATCCAAAAAAGAAAGATGAGTCACTATTAAATCAGTCTAATTTCGATTTAGTAATTTTAGATGAAGCACATATGATATCAAACGCTCAAGCACAAAGAACAAAATTGGTCAATAGTTTCGTTAAAAAAATTAATAGAGTGTGGTTGTTAACTGGAACACCTATGACATCCAGACCTATTAATTATTATAACCTTTTAAATATCATAGAAAGTCCGGTAGCTCAAAACTGGATGGCATATGCTATTCGTTATTGTCAGGGATATCAATTTAGGGCTGGAAATAGAAAAGTGTGGAACGTTACTGGAGCATCAAATCTTGAAGAACTTCGAGATAGAACGTCTGGTCAAATATTACGAAGACTTAAAGAAGATGTGTTAGATTTACCGGATAAAATTATCACATCGGTTTATTTGAGATTGAAATCAAAAGAGTATGAAAATCTTATGGGTGAATATTATGAATGGTATGATAAAAACCCAGATGAGTCTTCATCACTTACTGTTCAGTTTTCAAAACTAATGAAAGTTAGAAAGGTAATCGCAAATGAAAAAGCAAATCAAACTATAGAATTTGCTGAAAATATTTTAGAACAAGGAAAGAAAGTTATTATATTCACAAACTTCACAGACACACTACAAACCATATACCAACATTTTGGAAAACAGGCTGTTTATCTTGACGGTAGTTGTAGTAATTCGGTTCGTCAACAAGCCGTAGATTCATTTCAAAATGACGAAAAAATTAAAGTATTTGTTGGTAATTTAAAAGCTGCTGGAGTTGGTTTAACTTTAACATCAGCAGAAGTTGTAATCATGAACGACTTATCTTTTGTGCCTGCCGAACACGCACAGGCAGAAGATCGAGCATATAGGTATGGTCAAAAATCTAATGTACTTGTATATTATCCTTTGTTTGAAAACACTATTGAGGGTGTAATATATGATATTCTAAATAACAAAAAACAAATTATACGAACTGTTATGGGAGACCAAGAAAATAATAATTTTGGTGATGTTGTCGAAGAAATTTTAAATCTAATTAATAAAAGGTGATATTTATTTAAAAAAAAAATAAATATGCCAACAAAATTAGACCAAAGTCAAGTAAACGGATTACCAGAAGAAATACAATCTTTAGATTCAATAGATGTTTCGTTAGAAGCCAAAATATCAACTGAAGATTCTCAAAACGATCAAGTAGATATAAATCTTCAAGGACAAATAGATGATTTAAAGTCGGCAGTATTAAATTTGGTCTTTGGAAATTCATTATATGTGAATTTAGACCATGACACCTTTTACGCTATGGCCCCAACTCAATTTCCAATTATAGTTACGTCAACAACGTGGGAATGGTATTTGGAGGCTGAAGTTATTTCTGGGGCAATTTACAGTAGTTATACAGCAACAGTTGAGGGTTATTATAGAGCTAAAGTAACATATACCACTCAATTAGGCATAAAAGTAATGGAGTCAGATCCAATTTTCTTCACTCCAAGATAAAAATAAATGAATTATGAAAATAGTTAAAAGAATTACAGAAAGAGACATGTCTAAATTAGTTAGACGAGTTATCAAAGAAGATGAAATGGATTTAAGTCCGGTAAATAAACTAGGTGAAATCGAAGGTGTTTCAGAAATACAAGGTTGTGGTGGAGATAAGTTTGATGCTAACATGTGTTTGTCAAACGCAATGGATACCCTACCATTTAATAAATTTGTAAAAGAATTTTTTCCTGCATTTCAGGGAGTTGCTCAAGTAACTAAAACTGAAATACCAACTTCACAAATGGATCTTCCAACAATGGCAGAAGGAAGAATCAGATATAAAGGAAAAAGATAATAGTATCATCGAATTAAATTTTAAAAATCCCCACCTAATCAAGTGGGGTTTTTATTTTACAAAGTATTTATAAACAATGAATGTTAAAGTCAAACATATTGAATGTGATATGTCCGATAAGGATATTGAGTTATCAAATGAATTTATAAAATACCTTCAAAAATATTTTCCTTTAAAAAATGATGTGAGTATTGTTTTTACTGGTGAAAGAATTGGTGAAATGTCAACTGGAAGTAGAAATTCAAAATCAGTAATTAAAGTTTTCACAAAGAAAAGAATCAATAGAGACATATTAAGAACTTTGGCTCATGAATGGATACATGAATGGCAAATGACCACAAAAGGAAAAAAACCAACAGGAGACATTGGTGGACCGATTGAGGATGAAGCAAGTGCTAAAGCCGGGTCAATTTTAAAAATGTTTGAAAAAGATCATCCAATCAAAGAACCTTTAATGTACGAATCAATTCAAAATAAAATAAATTTATTAAATGAACAAATTTTAATAACTGAAAAAATTAATATCCAAGAAGAATTTATAAACGAAATGAAACAAATTGGTATTGAGAAATTACCGTATTCTTATTCTGCTATCAAACAATTTGTGGATCCGGAAACTATGGATATCCACTATAACAAACATTACAAAACTTATGTGAAAAAACTAAACGACGCTCTTAAAAATACCAAAAGAAAATATGATGATCTTGAGGAAATAATTAGATCAATTAGTTTATATGACACAAAAGTTAGAAATAATGCCGGTGGAGCCTTTAATCACGCATTGTTTTGGAAAATGTTGTCACCAACAAAACAATTACCAAAGAAAGAAATTTTGAATAAGATTAATCAGGATTTTGGAAACATAAAAAAAATGAAAGACGAGTTCAACCAAGTCGCACTTGATCGTTTTGGTTCTGGATGGGTTTGGTTGGTTTTAACTAAAAGTAATAAGTTAAAAATAATGTCGACACCAAATCAAGACAACCCTTTGATGAACATTATAAAAGGTGGTGGTTATCCTATTTTAGGTTTGGATTTGTGGGAACACGCATATTATTTAAGATACAGAAACAAAAGAGATCAATATATTAAAAAGTTTTGGAACAGTGTAAACTGGGAATTTGTTAATGATTTATTTGTTTCAAAAACAAAAAAGAAATTAAATGAAACTTATTTAAGAACATTACTTAAAGAAGATACCGACCAAGAATTAGATCTAAAAAATAGAATGAAAAGGGAACTTCAAAAAATCAGACTGATCCCTTTAGATAGTGAAGCGGCAACCGATGCAATTAACAACATTATTACAAGTTCAATTGAGAGGGGTTATCTAAATTATGATAGAACCTTAATTGGTTTGATGTCATTAGACTTAAATAATGTTTCTGAAAGATCTAGATACAGATTTAATAATTATTATATAAGATGGGTTAAAAGTAAAACTAGGGGGTATGATTTTGAAGCCCTTATTGCTGGTTTACTTGGAGGTGAAATGGCGGCGGCGTTAAACTCCCCTTATGATGTTGTTTCTAGATTTGGAGATAAAGTTTCTTGTAAGGTTGTAAGAAACAAAAGTGAAAAAATTTCATTAAAAAATGTTCGTAGGTCTGTTGAATTATTTATAAAAAATTATAATGGAAGTGAAGAAAACAAAGCAATTCTTATGGATTTGACAAAATACCCGAACTTTGTGGATTTAGTTTTGAGACATGAAAATCAAGACATAAGAAATGTTGGTGAAGATATGTTGGGCGACCTGTTGAGTGAGATAACCGGAATGCTTGTCGGCGTACCAGACCCAAATTCATATCAAATTGAATTGATTTATTTCAATAAAGATGCTCTTATAAATGCCGCTAAAATACCTGACATGTTAAGAACGGGAAAACAAAGTGGAGCTCAAACAATCACATTTTCTTCTAAAATATTAAAACTAGACAACCCAAATATTATCAAAGGAAGAATCCAATTCCCCAACATATCACTTCAAGAGTATAGTGACTTTTTAATCGGTGACGAAAACACACAAGAAATATTAAATTTATTTGATATGTTTGGAAAAAAATATGGTGTGGATAATCTTGGATCTAATATACCACAAGACATTATTAGGGATTTATCTAAAAATCAAAGATTCAAATTAGACTTGAAAAGGTTGTTAAAATAAGACAACGCGATATTTATAGAGAAAACATCTTATGTCAATAATTAGTGAAACAGAAAGAGCAAGTCTATACAAAAAAGTACGCCACGTACTTGGAGCACCCTTAAGAAGTATCGAACTAGAGGATGAACAAATGGATACCCTTTTGGAATTTTCTATTGACGAATATTCGCAGTACGTACAAGATTGGTTAATCGAGTCTCAATGGACCGCACTTAACAATTTAGATTTGGATACTCAATCACTAGCAAAGGCATTTACAACAAGAAGTTTAGATTATGAAACAAGATATACATATGCGTATTCAAAAATAGTTGGGTTACAAGCAGGTGGAGACTGGGTACTAAAAAAAGATTACGTACAATTGGTTCCGAACCAACAAATTTATGAAATACCAGCAAACAGAGAGTTGAATGAAGTTTTATGGTTTACTCCGGCAACTATGAATAATATGTTGTTTGATCCATGGGCTTTTGGTGGAATTGCGGGTGGTGGTATTTCAGGACCAGCGGGTTACGCTCAAGTGGGTAATTTGTCAGGTAGTTACTTTTTAATGCCAGCATTTGATATGTTACTTCGTATGCAAGAAATAAACATACAAAGAAGAATTATTGCGGGAGATTTAACTTATCGTGTGACCGCATTACCTGGAGGTAAAAAAGCACTTCACTTGATGAATACACCTGGTGGTAAATTTGATTTTGGTAATTCAACACTTATGAAAGGTAAAGTATGGTATTGGTATTACGATACAGAGGGTTCAGACAGAGACAAATGTTTGGCTGATAACCCCGATATTATTAAAATGCCTTCCGATGTTCCTTTTAATAAAATGAGTTGGGAAGACTTAAATAATCCGGCTCAGGTGTGGGTAAGAAGATGGTTTATTGCATATTGTAAAGAAACATTATCTAAAGTAAGAGGTAAATTTAGTGGTAATTTAAAAGCGCCAGATGGTGATTTGACAATGGATTACCAGTCATTGGCCACTGAAGCAAAGGATGAAAAGACAAAACTCATAGAAGAATTAATAGGCGCGGAAGGAAGGTTAACAAGGTTGAAGCCTGAAAAGGTTATGGAAAGAGAAGCGTTGTTGGCGGAAAACCTAAATAAACAGCTCAAATTTAGAGCAATGCCTAGACAAATCTATGTAATATGATAAGAATTGAAAACGTAACCCCAAGAAAAAACATTGTGAAATATCAAACACAACACTATGTTGAGCCAAAGGTAATTATCCAAAAACCTCATGAACTTCACAAAATAATTTCAGAAACAGAATACACTGTTAGTGATGAAACTTTATTGATAGTAAAAGATGTGGATCAATGTGAGATTTTGTTAAACTCACAAATAAATCAAAAAATCTACATTAAATCACTAACAAATGTAATTGTCAAATCAGATGTTGGTTCGATTGATGATGACTGGGACGAATTACTTTTAGAGAAAGGTGCTTCAGTACTTTTTCAGTTTGTTGAAGGTAATTGGTATATACTTTCTTCTGATGGTATGAAATTTTCTTAAAAATTTATTTCACGTACTTCTTCATTTCGGGGTCGGCCAATTCATACATATGATAAGGACTGACACCTACTTTATTCCAGTAAATCATTTCTTCATTTGAAATTACCATAACATCTTCTAGTTTGTCTTGATCTCCTTCATCAAAAGGTTGTCCATTGATTAGTTCACATTGTACTTTTGTAAAAAATGGTCTGTCTTCCGGATTTTTAACTAATAAACTATTTCTTACTTCTTGTTTGAAAACAACAAGTAATGGTTCTACTCGTTTGTTAAAAGTCGCAATTGCTCGTTGAATATTGTACTGACCTTTCATGGTCGGGTTACTTTCTAAATCTAATGGATCAATACGATAACAATTAAGTTGTATTATAGAATCTAAATTTTCGGGTATTGGTCCACCATAAGTATCAATATGTTCTTGTGACCAACCTTTCTTTGGTTTGTTAACTTTTTGAACATCTCCGTGTGAAGCTTTAGTTCCGTTGTTTACATAGAATATCACATCACCAAGATTCACATTAAGACCTTCTTTTATTGCTAACTCCATATGTGCCTGACGAGACATTAAACTTCCCGCCTTTGTTGTTTGTTTACTACGAATGATATAGTCGTCAGTACTTTGTTTTACTTTAGCCTTGTTTGCAATATCCATTAAAGGAATTTGTAGATCAAAGATTTGTTGTACATACTCATAATAGTATTCAACAAACTCCTGACCTTTACCATCAAGAAGTAATTTAATTCCTTTATCCAAAAACTTCTCAATATAGATTGGCATCTTTTTAGATTTGATTGAGTTTCCTGTAAGTTTGATTTTACCTTTTGCGGTGATAAGAGCGTAGTTTTTTCGAGCCAAATTAATACACGCCGGCCATTGTCCGTCAGTATCAAGTGCCATCTCACCTCTCATTGCAAAATCATTGAACTCCATCACATCTGCTTCTTCACCGACATATTCTTTACCATCAACAACTTTCCAGTTCAGACCTTTACCAATATACTTTCTTTCTTCGACACCTTCAGGAACAGAGAAGTTAATACCATCCGTGTCCATCACAAGAGGTGTATAACCACGATCCATAAAGAAATTAATCATCATACGAAGATATTGACGACCCGTACAAGTAATCATCTCACCTTTGTCCATATCACCCCAATGAAAAACTTGTGGGGCAGACAGGGCACCAAACATGGAGTTGATAAAGATCTTAATCGGTAATTGTTTACGGTCATAAGAAGTTGATTTCTTTTTATCAATAGATGCATATTCCTCGGCCAATTGTTTATACTTAATACGAGTGTTACGAAAGTATGATAATAAACCTTTCATTGCGCCTGTGACATCACACTCGGGGAATACATCATGTACTAACTGAATAGATGGATATAGAGACGAGTAGTCAAGTTTTAATACGTTCCTTGAGTATCCTGTTCGGATCAAACGAGAAAGTCCTCCTACGAAGTTTCTTTTATCTCCTTTTTCAGGAATCGCAAGACCATGTTTATAAGACCAAGCTAACATCAACATTTTCCATAATGTTGCGGTACCCATCGTTGAAACTCTTTCATATGTTGTTGGAAGAAGTGACGCCAATAAAAATGAACCTTGATTGAATTCTTCATCAACCAATAGAGTTTCTTCAAGGTCATCGTCAAGATAACGCTCAATGATGTCGTCTCCAGTTGTTTTGATATATACATTTGAATGTCTTTCACACACCTCATCAACCTTTGGATCTACCCCAAATTTTTTGTATTTACCATTTTCAATATTTAACCAATATTCTTCTTTGTTTCGATACATTGATCCAATTTTATCATGATCAACATATACTCGGTCAGGGGCCTCTGCTTCAATATATTTTGTAATATACTTCAAACCAGCTTCTTTGATGTTTGAGTTAATTGCTTGAGCACGACGAACTGAATGTAGAATATCAATAATGTTATATCCCCACATTTGAGTTTGTGTAAACTTCTCAACTTCGTTTGCAAGTTTCAACATTGATTCTTTTTGTGAAATTGTTTTTTCTCTATGTAAGGAAACCGCAACTCTTTTTATGTCAAGTTTAAGTATTCTACATCTTTCATATATCCAATACCAGTCAAAGTTGAATGAGTTATATCCTGAAATGATTGATGGTTTGATTTCGTCAATAATTCTAAAAAACTCCGCAATACCTCGTCTTTCTTCATCTTCGTTGGTACACTCAATAACTTTTTGAAACCCTTTATTTGTTTTTAGTCCGATCATAAAAATTCTACCATCTTTAGGTTCTAAAGAGGTAGTCTCAAGGTCAAATACAAGTCTTGTGATGTCATTGTATTCTTCGAATCCTTTGAACAATCTTTTTTCTTTTGAGATGAGGTACTGCTCAACTGGGGGTAACATAAGAATTTTATCTTTTAATTTTTCACCCCAAGGATCAAGTCCACCATCTCTGAAAAATTGTGTAAGAGCCCTATACCCTTTTAATGATTTAACCATAAAGGTTAGACCATTTTCTAGACGTTCATTGTTATCGGTTCTTAATTTTTCGATCATTATCCCGTATTTGGTCATGGCTTCTTTTTGTAGTGCCTTTGACCCCGAATAAAAATTTAAACCACGCAGGTCACCAACCCACGCAAATGAAATTAAATTGTCTCTTTGGATTTCTTTTCCCTTTCCAGGAACTTCTTTTATTTTGTAGATGTGGTCAGATTGATAATCAAATTCGACTGCCACGATAAATTCTTCTGTGTCATTTCCCTGTAAGAAATTTTCTATTTCTTCTTGTGATATCATAATTATTTTTGTTTGGTGTATTAGCTGTCGAATTAGGTCGACATTTACCCTTCCTTCTTAAGTATAAATGATTATCTTTCAAATGTCAAAACAAAATTTCTTTCTATTTATCATTAATGAAAAATAAAAAATTTTACAACTATAGGTTTAAAATGTTACTCAATGAGTTAGAAATATTGGACTTGCAAAACCAATATGTTGAAGAGTTTACAAATGAATATAAAAGTTTGTTTATGACTGAAGTTTCAAAACATTCTGATCAACCGGTAGTTGTATCAGGGGATGGTAAAGAAAATAAATCTGTGATTAAAGATACAGAAATTTATGAAGTTACGGAAGAAGAAAAACAAAAAATAAAAGAAATATATAGAGAAATTGCAAAATCAACTCACCCGGTAATTGTTATTGTACCACCAGACGCTTTTGATAAAACTAAAGTTTGTGAAACATAATCTAAATGACCTCCTATAATTTCATTAGATGTAATGGCCGATTGCGAAACTGTATATAAAAAAATTTGTTCCCAATCACTTATTGTAAAAGTCCAAAAATCATTTTTTAACTTATAATATTTTTCTCCACTACCGATACCGACAATCATACCGGGTCTTCTTCTTTCATATGATATGAAATCTAAATCAGATTCAGTATCCACGTTTCTTAAACCATCAACACCATAAATAGGATCAATTACCGCATAAGTATCCAAGGAATCCATCGGTGATATGAAACCCATTATGCCTACACCACCGAGTGTACTAAAATCTGCCATCTAAAGAATTTACATATTATATTATCCACATAACCATAGATCAACTTGCGCATTCGTTGAGACCCATGTTCTGTATACTTTATAAATATGGATATTTCCAAAAATGTCAATAATGGTTACATCTGGTTTGTTGATTATAGGAACAACAAATCCATTACATCCACTAACGCTATTTCTAAATTGAATTGGTTGATTCATTGACTGTGGAATCAAAACAAAAACATATCCTGTACCGGCATTTACATCTAAATAAATGTTAACCGAATCAACAGATTGAATAGTTTGAAGTAATGTTTCATCTCCTGGATCAAATTCGCTTGATGTCAACTTACCATAATATAATGTTGGAAAGACGCTTGCCGATGGAGTAGGAGTTGGTGTTATTTGAGTTATAATTTCAGTATTGTATTCTACAGGAACTGTAGATCCGCTAAAATCTATATTAGAGTAATAAGTTTGATCTGACAATCCAGAATAAGAATAATCTAATATTGTTTCTGTGTATCCTGTAGTTTCACCAGAATTCAAAAGTATTTGTTTAGGAACAACTAAAACATCTCCATTTGAAGTTTCTAAATTTACATCAAAACTAACACATGTGGTAACATCTAAACCGTAATTATATTGAACATATGATTGAACTTTTACAGACCCAGGTATTACCAAAGTTACTATAGTCGCGCTAAAAGGACTTAAAGTTGTTGTTGTGGTTGTTGTTGGTGGTGGTATAGTAGTGGTTGTTGTTGTAATCGGAGGTACGTAACAAATTGTGGTTGTTGTAGTTGTTACAGGACCAACAGGTTTTGTATTACAACAAGGATATTCAACAACATAACAATTATTATCATAACTTAAGTCGTCACAAATAAAACTTTCTTGTATGTTTATAAATAATTTATCTCTAATTGGTAAAATTAAAGTTCCTTCATAATTCACAATTATAAATTGACCTTCGTATCTTCCTGGTTTTTTTGTTTCTAAATTTGAAAATTGATAAAAAATATAATATTCTGGATCAGCATTTGGATCTAAAAATGTTTTATTAACTAATCCCGCTGGTTTGTTTTGTATTTTTGGAATTCCGGTTTCGATATCAACCATAGAAAAGAATATAGAAGATTCTTCCAGAAGTTGCATAAATCTGTTATAATCACTTCGTCCGTCTTTAACAACTTGCATTTTTAGCAACGGAAGTGTTGCGTTCTTCTTGATATAAAATTCCATCTATGCTTTTTAATATAAATATACTATTTAACATTCTTTTCTTAAATCCGCGTCGTAAAAATCAAATCTATTATGTTCAGTTGGAGTTAAAAGAAGTAAACCTGGGTTTAAATTACCTTTAACTAACTCTTGAAAATTATATGACATTAAAGTTTGTTCGTACGGAAAATCAAATTTTTGTTTTATATAGCATTTATAGTTTCCCTCTTTTGACATTATTATCGGCCAGTTCGATAAGTATATTTCACCAGACGTATATGCTACCCCATCCAAAGATTTTATATTTTTATATTCAATACAAGGGGCGTTTGGATCATAACCGAAAGAAGGTAATTTATTTTTTTCGGGCCAATATTTTTCTCTAAAAGATTGTGGAACATTGTACCAAGCCCATTGTGTTTGATGAGATCCAAAAAATTCTGTAAAATTTAATTTAAGAAAATCAAAATTTTCTTTTTTCATAATCTTCATTATTTTATTAAATAATTTTTCTACATATCGATTAAATCCATTTTTACAAATTGATACTTCCGGGTGAACAAAAAACATATCATCTTCAAAAAAGAAATAGTGACTTAAATTTTCTTGTTTATTAAAATGTTCAGCGATAAATTGTCTTCCACCTGTAATACCAATATTGTCTTTTTTAATATGCTCAAAGTCATATAATTTACATAATACCTGATATTCTTTTGTTGTTGATAAGTCCGTTGAGTTATCCAATAAGAATTTTTTTGTGTGACTTAAAAATGTCATATCATATTCTATCATTGAATTTACCAGAGTTTCGAATTGTTTTGGTGAATTAAATGTAATTACATAAAGTCCTATATCCCCATCTTGTTTAAGATCTATTTGTTTGTTTTTGGAAAAAACTTTTACATTTGAATCTTTTAAATTTTCGAAATACCTAAACATTAAACCATCAGATTCGATTAAAGAATAATTAATTAAGTCTGGATGTTGATAAAGTAAAATTGTAAACAAAGACTCTTCAGTTCCCATATAACCTTCAGTTAAAGTATCAACTAAAATATTATAATACAATATATTCATTTCTGTTATAGATTCTTTATCCCCACCAAAAAAACCACCCCTAGCTACCATATTTGGTTTATCATTTGATAATTCACACATTTTATCGAAAGAAAATCCATGTACTTCAGTATTTGCTTCATAGGGAAAACAAACAAAATAAAATTTATTTGATTGTGTTTTTACATTATTTAAAACTTTATCGTGAGTGAAATATCCCTTATTTACCGTGTTGGTCAATCCGGCGTCAATCCAAAATAAATTATCAGAATTAAATTTATCTAAAATATTTGCGTCGTGTAATAAAAACATTTTAGACATTACAAGTGGATTGTAGTATTTCAATTTAGCCTGTGTCGAGTCTTTCAACCAACCAACCTGATCATACCAAGATGGGTTTGTTCTTACGGTTTGTATTAAGTTAAAATAATCATTGGATGTAAACCAATTAACATCTCTTTCAATAAATTGAGTATTACTTTCGTTTCTTATGTTAAAAACAAATTCTTTTAATTTAGAATCACCAAAAATTATCATATTGTTTTCCACTTCTAAAAGTTCGGAAAACCTAGATAAATAATAATCAAAATTTCTAGACCAACCTTCATTAAGATTTGATCTTCCAATATCCCATAAACCAGTAACAAGTGTTATCATATCATTTCAATGCGTCTTAATTTATTTTGCTAACTACTGAATCTAAAACTATAATTGACCGGTTATTCTATCGCACCAACCTTTTGATTTGCTATAAGGCCAAACAACCCAATATGATGGTTTAGCTGATGTTATGAATTCTCGCCATATTTTACAATACCCATCCTTATCATTTTTCATATTTTTTATTTCGGATTCGGTTGCATCTTTCCTAAATAAAGTTTCATCATTCGAATTGTGGAACGCGACAACCCAGAATTCATAATCATCTTCTGGTACCAATTGATGTGTTATATCAATACAATGTTTAAATATTGTTGAAAAACTATCTTTCCATTCGTTGTCATTATTAAATCCATATGGATTGGGAGGATAATTTTTATCCAGTGTATATTGTTGAACTGATCTATTTTCAAATCTTATCCCAGAATATTTTTCATAGTCAGTAATGGTTCTTTCTGTGCCAAATCCATATTTTAATTCTCCTTCGTATTTTTCACCATCAACACCTAAAACTTTTCTATTTTTCGAGTGTGACGATATGTTTTTAACGTGCCATGTTATATCATCATCCCACTGTTTAGTTCTTCCTTTTCTTGTATATTCGTGCCAAACTAAAACTTTATGTGGATGAAATAAGTCATATCCATGCGTAAATGCCCTTACTGCAATTGATATTTCTTCACCATGAAAATAATACTCTGGGTCGTGTTGAACCTCAATCGAGAACTGACCTAGTGTAAAACAAAAATGTGCCGAATAAAATCTGGATCTTACAGGTTCATTTAATTCTTTCCATCCTGGAATTATTTCTGGTAAAAAAAACACAACACCTTCTGGTGTGAATCGATCAAACGCCATTCTCCATGGTTCATTGACTCTACCATTTGGATCGTTATCTGGATCGAATGAAGATACATAACCTGTTAGTAATGGTTTTTTATAACCTTTTGATTGTAAGTCAATTAACATTTTAATTAATTCTTCATCCCAGCTCTTTTCAAATCTCATATGAGAATCTATTTGAAGTGTGTAGGTTTCGCCACTATAAAGTTGTTGTACTTGATTTCTTGCCCAGCAAACACCATTAGACATTTCATATGGTATGTCTAATATTCTAAATCTACTGTCATTTTTGTAGTCATCTAAATTATCAAAATTATCATCATTGTGATATTGTCTGGCAATCCCAAATCTTAAATTTTCCGGATGTTTAGCATTTTTTAAAATACTTTTTATTGTTGGTATAAGTTGGGGATCTCTATAAGATGCAATCTGAATGAATATTGTCATAGTCAGTTAAAAATAACTAACATTCGTAATAATTAAATATTTCACAACCATTTGAATCTATCACTTTTACAAGTAATGAATCAACATTATTTAGTGGAAATTTGGGCTCAAACGTAAATGATGGTGGGATTGAAGTTCCGCCAGAAACCAAAAAACAATATGTGTTTGTTATATCGCATACATATACATCATAAGGTGACGTACCAGTGATACCTAATATTGTAATTTGATGTGACATAATTATGTTCTTGGTACGTGTAATACGTTAGGACAATCTGGAGAGTCAACCGGTAATATTGTATAATAACCAAAAGGTTCTTGTGGAGGATACAACATAGACGATTCAAATAGAAATGGAATTGTAACAACACCTAAATTTATAACAATATCCGTAGTTTCAGGATAGAACAAAACGTTAGCGTCCTGATTATTGTAATTACTACTTTCTATTAGAATTGATTGACTCATCACCTTTTACATATAAATATGATTTGAAGTGGATTGTGAGATAATTTTTAATACGTCTTCATGTAAAATTGGATCTATTGAATTTTTCCAAGAATCATTTTGAATTGCTAAACAATTTCTAATACCTTTAACAGAAATAGTTGAAACTGTTTTTGGTGAAATGTGTTCTTTTATTTCTATGTCGTCAGAATTTCTAAAATTAAATGATTCAATATCAGGTATTATTTGAACAACAACGTCATCACCCTTTGCGTTATGATATTTTTCGATTAGTTTTTTTACGTTTTCAGAACCAAAAGGTGTTGCAGTCGAAATCTCCACATCTTTAACTAAAATTAATACTGGGACTCCATCTGATAACAACCTATTTACCATTGCAATATGACAAAGATGGTATGGTTGAAATGTACCAACAATCATCGCCCTTTTATTTTTTTCATGGTTTCTTTTAAACCCTCCGTGAAATTTAAAATCCCAATTTTCCATTACTTTAAAATTTTTGTCATATCAAAAATGTTTGTATCCATCATAGGACATTCATGTGTTACACCATTAAAATTGTAGTCGAACAAATAACTATCAGGTAATCTGAAGTTTTCTGGTAATTTTGCCACAATATTTTCATGTAATTTATAACCGAATAAGTCTGGTGATGTACCAACCCACAATACTGTGGATGGTAAATTCATTGCTGCTGCCGCATGTTGCAAACATGAATCAATTAAAATTCTTTTTTGTGCGTAAGCCAAAAGTGAAAATAGTTCCATGTTTGGCATTGGACCAAAATGTGCCTCAACATTTTGTAATACATTAGATTGATCTCTACATATTTGAATTACATGATACTTTGTTGAAAAATGATTTACCATGTTTTGGGCAACATCAAAAGGTATGTCTCTAGTCCAAGAGTACGTATACTGTTGTTCCTGCAGTGGTCCTCCGTTAGTTTGTAATACCATTACGGGTTTATCTCTGAACCATTTACCATGAGCAATTTGTTGTTGTCTTACATTATAAACTAATTGAGGTTGTTCATTATTATATTTTAAACCATACAGTTTACACCAGTTTAAAAGTAAATGAAGTTTTTTATTTATGTGATCCGAAGTAAAATATGGTTCGTGTTTGAAAATGAGACTGTCCTTATCTTTAATGTAGTCATCATAAAAATAAGGTGTTAACCCAATTCTATAAACTCTACTAACAAAATTTAAATTTATAAAAATTTCAGGATAACCACAGACAATAATTAATTCTCTGTCTGGGTGATTATTTTTAATACATTGTGCAACCGCAGTTGCCAAGACATGTTTTCCTAAACCACCTTCAATGTGGAATATAGAATATTTTTTTTCCTTTTGTTTTTCCATTTTCATAATTATATTTTTTTTATTTTGTAAATTCAATAGCCATGTTTATTTTATCTATAACCATTTGAGGTGTAATTGTTAAGTGACATTCATTTTGTCTGTTGGTATTATTCAAAACCGGACAATCAGATTTAATATTCGGAAATACATTAAAACATCCGTTACACACATTTAAGTTCTCAACTCTAAAGCAATCAAATTCGTTTTGTCTTTTTGTAAAATTCGATATCATCACAACTGGAACCTTATATGCCCATGATAACCATGAAAGACCTGATGATAGACCAACAAAAAATCTAGATTCATTTATATGTGAAATTGCAACATTCAAGTCGTCGTGACCATGAATACCATAAACATTTTTTAAATTTAATGTGTTTTCATATGAAATATTATAAACCTCAAAACCACAATTGTTTAAATAATCAACAACATATTGCCATCCACCTTTATAGTTCCACTGCGAAATATATTTAATTGTCTCTGGACCTATTGTAATTTTTCTAGGGTTTATTTTTCTTTCGAATGGAATTACAGGACAATCGCTAGGTGAAAAATGTTGTGGTAATTGCATTGTATCTTTAACGGCATAAAACATTCCTCCTGTTGTGTGGCTCATATTATCTTTGTCATAACCTATGTCTAAAAGTTTGTCCACATCTAAAAACTTATCATTTTGCGCGGAAACAAATTCATAATCAGGTCTGTGTGATTTTAATAAATGGGGAAAAAATGTTGTGACCCAAACAAATCTTGGTTTATGATATTCCATAAAAGAATCCATAAAAGAAGAAAAACAAATTGTATCTCCTAAACAAAAAGAATCAAAATGTAATAATAATTCTTTTCCTTCATAATTTGTAATGTTAGGTTCACGTTGGTTATATTTTAATAACTCGTGTTGCTCGTAATGTCTTTTAACCATTTTTTAATTTTAATATTTTAGAATAAACATCAAACCAATATTTTTCTTGCCAAATTGTACCTTCCTCTAAAAACACCAATGGTTTATTTTGCCAAGGTTTTTTTACAATGAAGTGTAAAATTTTTAAATACTTTGGAAGTCCTGTATTTTGAAATATTTGTTTTGAATATGTTTTTAAATAATTGTACTCTATTGGTAGTGGGGTAATTATGTCACTGAAGTAATGATCAATTATGTCTTGATCTAAATGTTCAGTTGTTCCATAAATTGTTGTAAGATGAATAAGGTGATCAGTAACTTCTTTATTGAGATATTTTTTTCCAATCACCATAACTCCAGTGTTATATTGATCAATGTATAATTCTCTAACCGCACCGAAATCTTCTTTGAAGTCTATCAAATGATCGATATTTCCTAACACAACAATATCGGTATCTAGAAATATTATTTTATCTAAAAAATCTAAAGAAAATATTTCATACTTACTATAGTCTCCAAAAACAACTTGACCTTCTTGTAACTTTTTTAATTTTTCGTATTTTTCTGTGTTGTAATTCATTAATGTAATATTTGAGTGAATTTTTTTTGACACGATCAAATCTTCATCAGTCAAATCATTACTAATTAAATAAAAGGGGATATTTTCATTTATAACTCTTGGATTTGTATCAGTCAAAGATTTTAACATTACTTCATATCCAACCAAGTATTCTTTGTTACATATACTTACAAACATACCTTTAAAATAATAAATGAAAATCAAAAGTGTATAAAACAAAAAACCCCACTTAAGTGTGGGGTTATTATTATTAAAATAATTTTATTGAGACCATCTAGCCCTACATTTCCATGATACGGAATCTGAAGCTAAACCAGTCACCTCGACTATTACTCTTGCTGGTGATGTTGTGTAAGTTAAATCCGCGCTTACAGTCGGATCAAAACTAGAGTAATTTAAATTTGTTGTTGGAGTTAAAGATAATTGAGAAAGAACTGAAGATCCGTCAACAAGATATGCTGAAGTAAATTCTTGTGATAATCCTGAAGATACTAATGAAGTATCATAAGCATTACACCATACTTTTACATTTGTGACACCACCAACTAATTCACCTGTAGAATTTTCAATTTTAATTATATCGGTTGGTGTTGCATCATTTGTAACCAAAGTTGCCGTAACATATTTGTAACCGTTAATTACAACACCCGTATCGGTTGAACCAGTTGTTCCAAGTGGGTTATCAATTGTTGTTAATTTAATTTCTTTAGTGGACATTTGTAGGTTACTTTGAATTATCAAATTGTCTCTAACTTGAACTGAAATAGAAGTGTTTTGTTGATCATATACACTATCCACAGTATCTCCACTTGCTGCGGTTTGCATAAATATTTGAGCGCCTAACCCGGAATCGTTAACACTCATATTACCTTGAGTGTTTTCAGAAATGATTGCTGTTGAGGTGGTCATTACAATGTTTCCACCTGTAAGAGGGTCAACTGCTATTGTTTGTGCCAATGATGGTGTGGATCCTGTTAAGTCATCACCAAACACAACTAAACCTGCGGAAGTAATTCCTAGATTAGAAATTGAAGTTCCTGTGGTTACATTTTGGATATTCAAATAAGGAACATAAACAGTGTCACTATCGTTTCCAATAATTCCAGAACCACCAATAATTGCTGAATTTGTTGCATTTAATGTAGAACTATTAGAAATTACATAAGACGAATCACCACTAACAACGTTACTATTACCTACTGCGAATGAACAGTTACCATCAATAAAGTTCCCATAACCTCCAGCAACTGTAGAGTTATATTGTATAACAGTATTAAACTGACCTCCAGCAATTGTTGATCCGTCCAGAATTACAGTGTTTTCAGAACCACCACCAACGGTACCGTAAGTTGCAAAGTTATCATTACTAAAACCTCCACCGATTACTGACATGTTTGATAGTACAGTATTTAATCTACCACCACCAATAAAAGAAAGTGATCCTAATGCTAAATTGTTAAATCCTGCAACAATAGATGAGCTATCAGCATCCAATGTATTGTATAAACCACCACCAATAAAACCATAATTTGATTCAATAGTATTGTTTTGACCAGCGCCAATAATCGCACATTCAGAATTAACTGTATTATAGTTACCACCAACAACAGTTGATACTGAACATAAAACTGTGTTATCTTTACCACCACCTATGAATGAAAATTCACCAAGGGCTTCATTAAAAGAACCACCATGAACACCAGAACATAAATTATTTGCGATGTTAGAAAATCCACCAGTAACAATTGAATTAAGACTAGACGCAGTGTTATTACTACCGCCACCTATAAAACTATACTGACCAGATGCAGTGTTTAAACAACCACCTACAATACTAGAGTTAGTGTTGGTCGCCGAATTTAAATATCCACCAGAAACGACAGAACAACCACCAGTGGCAATATTTTGACATCCACCACCTATTGTAGAAACAAGACCAGACGCGAAATTTGTTGTACCTCCGTTTATTGTTGCATTACCACCTGTTATCGTATTTCTAAAACCACCATTTATTGATGATAAAACAGCAGTGGTTATATTACAATAACCACCTCCTATATTTGAATAACAACCTGTGGTTGTGTTTCTTCTACCACCATCGATGTTTGATAAGTAACCAATATTTGTATTACAATAACCACCAGAAATTATTCCATACTTTGATAACGAAGTATTTCCAAATCCACCTAAAACTACTGAATTTGGTCCTAGAGCCTTATTATTGTACCCAGTTCTTACCGTTGTACTGATACCACCTACCGGATCGTCAATTATTACAAAAGCCATTTTTTTATTTTTTTTAAAAACCCCCTCGGTTAAAAGGGGGTTGAGTTTATTTTTTTTATTGCCATTTAATGTGTAATGAAGTGTTAGTTCCATTTCCATCATTTGTACATCTGTAAATTGCACCTATTGGAAGAGATGGTAAGTCAGACTCTGTTGGTATTGAGTTTACAATAACGTGAGTTAAAGAAAGTCCGCCACCATTAACTAATAGGTTATTTACGTGAGTTGTATAAGAACAAGTTGATGTAATGTTACACCCAATAACACTTGAGTAAACACAAGTTGCTTTGTTTGAACTTCCACCTAAAATTGATGAGAAGTCACCAACCGCCGTATTTGTGGATCCACCAAGTACTGAAGAAAGATTTCCTAAAGTCGTGTTAAATGAACCACCACCAATAAATCCTCCATTAGCGTTTGATAAGACTGTATTTGCTCTACCACCTAAAATGGATGCGTTTGGTGCTGTTGTACAAATTTTATTTAATTCTCCACCAGCTATTACTGATCTACAACTTAATAATGTGTTTGTTAAACCACCACCGATAAATGAATGTGTATTATTAACACAGTTTCCTTGACCCCCAATTATTGTTGATGCAACACCTGATGATCCAATGTAGTTTCCAGTACCACCATTAATGCTGTTACTTGCCAATGAAACGTTATTAATACCACCTACGATTGTTGAGACGCTACCTGTGATTTTATTAGTATCTCCACCTAAAATATTTGAGTCATCCCCACCTAATGCAACTGTGTTTTTACAACCTAAAGCGATTGATCTTGGCGCACATGTTGTATTTGACAAACCACATCTCAAAGATGAATTAGTCCCTGACCCAGGAATTATAATTGGGTTGATTGCTGGCCCCGTAGGGAATCCACCAATTGACACAATACCATTTTGTTGTTGTAAATTTAAGATTCCAAAATTAGAATCAAAAGTTCCGCTCTGTACAAATGTTTCTTGAGGGAAACCTGGAATTGTAACTTGAGTTGTATCATTAAGATCTAACGTTAATGTATTTGTGAGTTGATCAAAAGTACCTCCAGTTATGAATGTGTCTTGTGTTACAAACCCGGAAGCTTGAATTATTGATCCATCCTCCATAGTTAAAGTCAAAATACCTGTGTTGTATGTTGCTGCAGATAAATAATGATCTTGTAATCCTGGAATTGTTATTTGACCAGTTACGGTATCTAATGTTAAAGTACCTCCCGTGTAATCAAATGTACCACCAGTCACACAACAAGAAGTTAATCCTGTTACAACAACTGTTGATCCATCAGTGTTTGTTAATGTGATCTCACCGTTTGAGTTATTATATGTACCTCCTGTTAAGAAAACATCAGTATATCCAGTTGTGAAACCAGTTACATTAAATGTGTTTCCAGAATTTGTTGTAAAGGTCACAATACCTGTGTTGGCATCATAAGTACCACCGGTTACCGTCATATCAGAAGCAAGAACTGACAAACTAACTGTGTAGTTATTTCCGTCATTAACTTCTGCGGTTAAATCAAATGTACCTGGGTTCCAAGTTAAACCTGTTAAGTAATAATCTGTTGTAGATGATCCTGAAACAACATTTCCATTAGCATCTATTGCCAAATTATAAACTGGTGCGGTTGATTCTATTGTTTGAATATTTAATTTTGGAACATAAACCTTATTTGAGTCAGCACCAATAATACTATTTCCTCCAATTACAGCAGAATTAAATCCTACTGAAGTATTACATGACCCACCAATTACGGTAGAAAAAACACCTAAAGATGTGTTTTGACTTCCGTTAAGAACTGCAGAATGACAACCAACGGCTTTGTTTAAACACCCATTACCAACAAATGTATAAATACTATGTGCTGTGTTAGATTGTCCGTTTGAAATATGGGAGTACTGGTTTCTAGACTTATTGAAATATCCACTGTTAATAGATGAATAAAATCCTGATGATGTATTGGCATATCCACCAACAACATTTGAGAATTGTGATGAACTTGTATTGTAAGCACCTCCACCAACACTATCATAACCCCCAATACTTACGTTAAGAACACCACCAACTACGGATCCATAAAAATTACCAGCAGTATTAAGTAAACCAGAACCAACTATAGATGCGTATCCAGAACCTAAATTGTTGAGTCCACCCAAAACTGAAGAATAACTGTTATTTGCAATGTTACCCACATTTTTTCTAACCGCAGAATTAAATCCAGTACCATTAATGATAACAGCATCATCAAAAGGAATTAAAACGTTACCATTTTGTTGTTGGATTACTAACTGATTATTTGCTGCGTCCACAAAACCACCAGTCACATAATGATCGGTGTATCCAGTTAAAAATCCTGTAACAAAGAAGGTTCCTCCGGTATTATTTGTAAATTCTGCGATTCCTGTTACAGGATCATAAGTTCCTCCAGTAATTGTCATATCACTTGATAAAACACCAAGATTCACAGTATAAGCACTTCCATTATTAAGTTCTACGGTTAAGTCATAATTACCTACATTAAATGTAAATCCAGTCGTATAGTAATCTGTCGCACCAGTAGTAAAACCGGTTACAACAAATGATCCTCCTTGGTTATCAAAGAATGTTGCGTCACCAGTGTTGTTATCATAAGTTCCACCAGTAACATAAGTGTCGATTGAAGTGAATCCAGTAACAAGAACTGTAGATCCATCTGTATTTGTCAAAGTCAAATCTCCGTTTGAGAATGTACCACCAGTTAAATAAATGTCGGTATAACCTGTTGTAAAACCTGATACTTGTACAGTTTGACCTGAAGTGTTAATAAATGTAACAACTCCAGTGTTTGCGTCGTAAGTACCACCAGTTAAACCAAGGTCGGTTGCTAGAACACCAAGATTTACTGTATAGGCACTATTGTTATTTAATTCAATTGTTAAGTCAAAGTTACTATTATTAAATGTAAAACCTGTAGTATAGTAATCTTGTAATCCATTTATGATAACATTAGATCCATCATTATTATCTAAAGTTAATTGCCCTGCATTATAATCAAGAGTACCTCCAGTTACAAATGTGTTATTTGTAACAAATGGACCTGCATTGATCACTGCACATCCATTATTTCTTTCCAAGGATAATATACCAGTCAAAGAATCGTAAGTTGCTCCTGTCAAGTATATGTCTTGTAAACCTGAAATTACAACTGAACCGTTTTGTCTATTTAATGTTAAATTACATGTATTATAATTCAAAGTTCCACCAGTTACAAAATAATCTCTACCAGCGATTACATTACCAAAATTGTCAACACCTAAATTATTTGCAAAAGAACCTGAAGGTAATGAATTTATGTTTAATGTTGGCACATATACTCGATTAGCAACAGTACCAGTTAAAAATTGACCACCTAAAACAACAGTTCCACAAGCAAGTGCTTTGTTATCAAGTCCAAATGCCATTGAAGCAATTCCTGTTGCAGTATTGTTACATCCACCAATTACTGATGAATAATTTCCACATGCGGTATTATTTCTACCACCGGATATTGATGAATAACAACCATTTGTAAAATTTCCAAAACCGCCACCTATCACTGTGTAATTTTTACAAGAGGTGTTTAATTGACCTCCACCAACAATAGATAAACAATCTATAGTTGTATTTTTTATACCACCAACAACAGACGAATAATCGTTTCTATTTTGGTTATTACGACCGCCAGAAATTGTGGTGTAGTTTCCTTTCGATGTGTTTTGAAAACCACCGGACACCGTTGAGTATGAGTTAGCCGCCGTATTCGATTGACCACATCTTACCGTGGACGTTAGACCACCAATAGGGTCATTAATAATTACAAATGCCATTTTTTATTTTTTTTATTAATGTTTATTTTTATATAAATACAACGACAAATGTCATTTTGAAAAAAAAAATTAAATAAAAGTTGTTGTTGTAGTTGTTATTGGAAAAAAAGTTGTAGTTGTTGTAGTTGGGTTGAATGTAGTTGTAGTTGTGGTGTACAACACATACGTAAAATCATTGTAAGGACAATAAGTCGTATTACAATTAGGGCAATATGGGTCAAACATTCTAAATCTATCTTTTATCACATCAAAATTGTGTTTGATTTCGGACACACTCAATGGTTCCACGCACATTCTAAATTGCGAAATCCCTCCTTCAAAAGTTCCACCAAATTCTTTCTCCAACATAATATTTGTTGTCAACCCAGAAAGTGATGTTGTATCCAGTAATGATGTTGGAAAACATTCTGGGTCTTGAATATAATTTGATGTTAGTCCAGTGCAAGATGAAAATGTTAAATTTTCGTGAAGACCTTGTGTTCCACCACCCCACGATATATTAAAAGGTACGGTCAATTGTTTTTCTTTTTCCGTATTCAAAGGTCTTGGAATTACCTCTTCAAAATTTTCAATTGTATATAATTTTTTACCATTAACATAAATTTTTAATCTACCATTTCTGAATTTCTTATCTTCAATCCATTTACTGTTAAGATTAACTATATCAACAAATTCTTCTTCTTTTTTATTATTGGAATATGGTGGCATAATTAGAGACATGCTATTATTTGCCAAGGACTCAACATTTTCTTTTTTAGTTATATCACCAAGTCCTCCTCTATACCACAAATCACATTCATCTAAATAGGTATATCTTTCCCACACCACACTTACCATAAACCAATGTTCTTCATCTAAAAATGCCGGGTTTAAGTCTTTACATGCATCATATATTGCTGGAGTACACCATTCTTGTATTGTATATCCGGTTGTAAAAGTAACACCAGTTCCAATTGTTGTGTCACCAGTAGTTATACAATCACCTGTAAATCTTAAAACTTTAATACCAATTCTTGGATTTTTTATGTCTCCACAAATTTTAAAAGATATGTTATTAGACATTACATCATCTAACGGGTTTTTTTCACATGTGTCTTGTATTGTTGTAAAACCTGACGATGGACAGTCCAAACATTCAAAACAACCATCACCACTACATGTCGTACAAGTTGGGGTACAAACTGGAGTCGTGGTTTCACAACTTGGAACTGGAGTTGGTACTGGGGTCGGTGTGGGAGTTGGGGTTATTACAATATCACATTTATGTTCAAAACATTGATATCCACATTCTAAACATGCTAAATCACCACAACTACATCCACAAGAAGTTTTACCACCGGTAATTGAACCACAAGTTGGACATGAATAACTTATATGTGGATCAAAGTTTCCACCAATAGGTCTTGGCGGATAAACATATACACATTTACTATTTGATATAGTTAGATTACAACAAGCACAAGTCTCAACACAATTTGCTAATGGTGTTGTAACTCTTGTATAACCGGAAAAACATTTTGGGGTTCCGTCGGCATAATGGTAAAACTTATTTTCCGCTCTAGTACCCATATAAAAAAATGTATTCTTATTTTTAGGATAAATTGTGTTTAAAGTTGTTTCACCAATTCCTGGACCATATTGGTCACAAAATCTTGGTTTTAAAACCATTTCTACCGTCCATCCTTTTTCCATTCTTTCTGGAAGAATTTCGTAATCATAACCATACAACTTATAAAACCCTTGATAAAATCCACCATATAATTCATGATATCTTCCGGCCGTGGGATCTATTTTTGACACCACTTCATATTTTGTATAATTTGGTATTCCCGAAAATTTGGCGTTTTGACCTGTATGCCCGGTTACTTGAAATAATTTTAATCTTTTATCAAAATATTCTCTTTCAAACTTTACAGAGTCTTCAAAAATACCATTTGTGAAATAAATGTCCTTTCCGACCATTTTATCTACAAGACCATTATCAATACCCGTAAGACCCACGTCACATGCGGTGGACGCACTTAATCCACAAAAATTATTATTTTCTTTTGTGTAATAATTTGCAGAAACTAAAATATTATTTGGGTTAAAATTATTATAAGTTAATGAAATATCTTGTGCCGTTAACGTGTCATTTAAATCGAAAAATACTGGTAATTTTTTTCCATAAGTTTGAGCAATTAAGTATGGTGAAAAAATAACTTCCTGTTGGTAGTCATTTTCGTCGGAAGCCAAGGACATATCTTGAGAATCCGAAACTATACTTAATTTATATTTTTTATAAACGTATTGATTTATATTTTGCTCGGCCATTCTTTTTCTTTATAAATACCAAGTTTAAAGTATTTATATTTAAAATACACACATGATTGAGCTTAACAAGAAATATTATAACTCGCCTTATTATTTTTATTTGAAAGATAACGGGAATAGTATTACAGTACATTATAAAGTTACATCAAACTTGAATGAGTCAAAAAAAGAAGAAAAAAAAGTTGAGGTCCCTAAATCAAAAGAAAAGGAAATCAAAAGTATTGTGACTCAAATTTTGAAAAATCCAGAAAAAACTTCTGCTGAAAAATTGTTTCCAAAAATATCTAAAACAAGAAAAGAAACAAAAAAAGGAAGTGCGGAATCCTATTTGGTTGCGAAAATATTGTCAACAGCACTTAATAATTATGTTTTAGATGGTGATTTTAAAATAGAAAAAAAAGATTTAGATTTTATTAAATCTTTACCAAGGGATGCGGTTAGAGCGATACCTGCGGTCCTTACTAGTTTTTTTTCAGATGAAAGATTAATAGATGAGTTTATTTCTAAACTACAAAGAAAAACATCATTACATTTTACATCAAACACCAAAGAAAAATCATCTGGTGAAATAGAAGAGTTTGTTGACGCTGACGGAACCTTTTCATCATCAGCAATTCCAATTTTGGATAGAAGTCAACACACTCAATGGACACAAGATATGAGAGCATCTCTAACTAGAATGGCAAGTGGGGGATTTCCATTTAAAGCCAGAATTTATTATGGTGAGTCTATAGATGGTGAGTCGACAATTGATGAAGAAAATTTTTCTGTCTCTTACGGTTGGGATGAGATGCAAAAAAAAAATATAAAAACATTTAAAGGGTGCATGGAAATGTTCAATTGGAAGGGCAGTGACCATAAATCAAAAGATGGTGGTTTGGAGGTTAAGGATGAATATGACGCAAGATCAAGATGTGAATCAATAGGTTTTGATCCAGAATTAGACGATGAAGGGGTACAAAGAATTGTCGAGTTAAGGAAAGAAAAAATGAGACAAATGATTGACGAACTTTTGTTAGATAAAAAATCCAAAGAAGAAGAAATATTCGAAAAAGAAAAACAAAGTCAATCTCCAGTCGAAAGAATTATAATTAGAAATTTAGAAGCGATTAAAAAAATTGCCGACAAACACGGAATAGAATTAAGACATTTACTAAAAAAAATTAAGTAATGAATAAAGATTTATATGGTCATATAATTCCATTACCTGAAGAAATTGTTGAGTATTTGGAATCATGTTTTGGTCAAGCACAAAATGCAGATTCAAATACCGAAGGATACAATAGAAATCAGGAACTACGAGATAGTGGTGAAGTTACTTATCAACAGCTTGGTAGAATGAAAAATTGGTTCGATAATTATACTGGAGATAAAACAGACGCACCTTTCATATTAAATGGTGGTGATTATGTTAGAAGCTGGGTAGATCAAACTTTGACAACGCTTCGATCTGGTGATAGTTTTACAAAACAAGTTAAACAAGATTACAGTCCAGAACCTGTTGATACAAAATTACATGATGAAATGGGATGGTTGGCCGATATGAATAGACCATCCAAAGAACATAGTACATTTACACAAGATGTTAAAATAAGAGAACACCTGAAAAGGATAAACGAAATAATGAAAAAACTACTTTAATGGCAACTACAGAGAGATTAGATTTTAGTCAACCAATGAATGACCTTGGTATTATTGGTGAAGAACAAAGAAAAAAACTTATTCCTAAAAATGATTATAAGGAACAAAATAAGTATTCATCAACAAATCCAGATGCTTTAGGTGATGGAGATGAGTTTGGTAAAGGTACCGGCATCTTTTTAGATACGGCAAATGGAGGTTCTTCAGTTGATGTTATTGAAAGAATCAATGAGATTAAAATCAACGAATACCAAAAAGACAAACCCTATACCACACCTTCAGCATAATGAAGTTATTAGAAACATATAATATGTTATTGAATGAAATCGCTTCGATCGATAGTATTGTTGATGCGATAAAAAAAAGACAACGTGTTATTGTTTATTATAATGGTGATGAACCAGGAGGAAAAGGTTTAAGAATTGTAGAACCAGTTTGTTATGGTTATAGTAAGGCGGGAAATCCGGTTTTAAGAGCGTGGGATTTAGAAGGATCTTCTCACAGGGCGTATATAGGTCAAAAACCATTACCGAGTTGGAGATTATTTAGGGTTGATAAAATAATAACTTTAAAACCTACGACCGAAACTTTTAACGAGCCAAGACCAAATTATAATCCTGCGGGAGATAAAAGCATGACCAAAGTTATTATAAACGCAGTATTTTAAATAGTATTTAATTTTTTAACCAATATACTAATATTATTAATATGAATTCAGAACAAGATCTTTTAAACAAACTAATGATTTCCAAAAAAATAATGGAAAAACATAATGACATGGGAAGAGGTGGTAATATCCAATCAACTTCTAATGTTCAGCTACAAGAATTTCAAACCCCACAGGCAAAATATAATTTGCCAAACGAGTTTCTAACCGAGTCAAGACCGCAAACAACTGTTGACATGGTAAATCAAATGCCAACAGAACAAAGAATTATGAACTCTAAACTTCCAGATGAAATTAAAAAATTAATGATGGAACATCCTATTGATAAACCAACTATGGGTTCAGGACCGACACTATCAAATGAATTAGTTGAAAAGGCATCTAGACTTATGAATTCTAACTTACAAGAACAACCGACTAAGCAACAACCACAACAACAAAGACAATCAACAAATGTTGATCTTTCATCTATTAAAAATATTGTTAGAGAAACGGTTGAAGATGTGTTAAAAGAAAATGGATTACTTGTAGAATCAACAACAAGAAGTGATGAAGTTTTTAAATTTAGAGTTGGTAATCATATATTTGAAGGTAAATTAACTAAAATCAAAAAAATATCTAACAAAGATTAATCAACTAAAAAAATGTAGTAATCCCCATGACAATTGTTGTGGGGTTTTTTATTTTCTATTGTTAATGTTGCCTATTGACATTTACGGTGTATTTATAATAAAAAATGTTATGGGTAAAAAGATCAATCTGGACGAAAAGTTAATCATCAAAAAATATTTACAAGGAAGAAATTCGATACAAATTGCCGAAGAATTTAATGTTTCTAAACCAACTATTTTAAAAATACTGAATGATAACAAAGTTGTTAGAAAAAGAAATAGATGTAAATCTATTGAGATAAAACTAATAAATGGGAAGTATGTAACTGAAAGAAAATGTCCGAGATGTGAAAAAATAATATTAATTACAACAAAAACTCAAGTAACAACATGTAGAAACTATTTTAATTCAGAAAATAAAAATTCAGTTTGTAAAAGTTGTTTATCTGAAAATATGAAAGGAAATAATAACCCATTTTATAATAAAAAACATTCAGAAGAAACAAAAAAACAAATATCTGAAAATAGAAAAGGAAAGGCGACTGGTAATAAAAATTCTATGTCAAACAAAATGTGGAAAGAAAAGGCAAGAAAAAATCTTAAACAAAAATGGGATAGTGGTGAATTAGATCACGTTAAAAAAATAATGTCTGAAAAAATGAATGAAACAAGAAGACTAGGTAAATTAAAATCAATTAACAGATCAAAAACAGAAAAAGAAATAATAAATGAAATAAAAAAACTTGGGTATAGTGTAAAACATTCTCACAGAGTTGATACAAAAATTTGTGATATATTTTTACCTAAATTAAATTTGATAATAGAGTATAATGGTGATTATTGGCACTGTAACCCAAACAAGTACAATAAAGACTATTTTCACCAAGTAAAAGGTATGACGGCCGAAAAACTTTGGGAATATGATAGAAACAAAGTTGACATAATTTTAAATAATGGTTATAATTTAGAAGTAGTTTGGGAATCGGATTATATTTCGGATCGAACTATAATAAATAAACTAATTAAAAAATATGACACAAAATAACCCCTTGAATGGTCGTGAAAGAATCAGAGTATTGGTTCTTCCAAGTGACCAGTCGGGGGTTGGCTGAGGTAAATTCCGTTCAGTTGACCCCCACGTTAAATTACAAAATCTTTTTCCAGACGAGTTTCATGTTGATATTGATTATTCGCCAAGAATTAACGATATAAATTACTGGAAAAAATATCAGATTGTACATTTTCACAGAACCATAGGTTCAGATTACGATAACACACCAAATTTAATTAAATCATTACGGTCATTAGGTATTGTTGTAATTGGAGATATTGATGATTATTGGTTACCAACAAAAGAACATCCAATTCATCAGTTAATCGTGTCAAACAAATTGCACGAGAAAATTATGGCAAATCTTAAAGTTTGTGATTATGTTACGACAACCACAGAATTGTTTGCAAATGAAATTAGAAAATTTAATAAAAATGTTTTTGTTTTACCTAATGCTGTTGATCCAAAAGACCCGCAGTTTTGTGAACCAACACTACCATCCGAAAAAATTAGAGTTGGTTGGTTAGGAGGATCTTCTCACCTACATGATTTAAAACTTTTAGACGGATTGGTCCCAAAGTTGTCAAACTACCAAAATAAGTTACAGTATTATGTTTGTGGATTTGACATTAGAGGACAAGTTACTGAAATCAATAGACAAACTGGTGAAAAAACACAAAGACCAATTAGACCTGAAGAAACCGTTTGGGTTAAATACGAACAGATTTTTACTGATAATTACAAAATAATTTCAGAAAAGTATAAAAATTATTTAGATACTTTTATTGAGAACGATTACCTTGGTGTTGAGAATGAAAATTATGTTAGAGTATGGACAAGACCGGTTACAAGCTATGCTAAAAATTATTCTAAATTTGATATTTCATTAGCACCAATTAAAAATCATGTATTTAATCGAATGAAATCACAATTAAAAGTAATTGAGGCTGGCTTTTATAAAAAAGCATTAATCGCATCAAACGTTGGTCCATATACAATTGATTTAAAACACGCACTTAAAAATGGTCAGTTTACTGATGGAAACGCACTATTAGTTGATGAGACAAGAAATCACAGCGATTGGTTCAAATCGATTAAAAAATTGGTTGAAAATCCAAATATGATTACAGATCTTGGAGAAAGATTGTATGAAACCGTAAAAGATAGATATGATCTTAATTTGGTCACTAAAACAAGAGCTGATTTTTATTTGAGTTTAGTTAAGTAATATTATATAAGTCATAATATTTATTGTTATGACTTATATTTACACATTAAGCGACGGAGAAAAAATCCGTTATGTTGGTAAAACAAAATTTACCGTCAAAAGATATCACTCACACATCAATGAGAGTAAACACAAAAAAACTTATAAAGAAAAGTGGATTAATAATGTTTTATTAAATAACAGAAAAATTGTTATGGAAATATTAGATATCTGTGATGATGACATATCAAATGAAATTGAGTCATATTGGATTTATCAAATGAAATGTTGGGGATTTAATTTAGTTAATTTAACTTCAGGTGGTGACGGCGGATCCCCTATGTTAGGAAAAAAACACACCAAAGAAAGTAAAATTAAAATGTCTCAAACCGCAAAAAATCAAAATAGAAATATCGGTGGTTGGAATAAAGGTCTAAAAATGTCTGAAGGTTTTAGAAAAAAAATTAGAGAAGTGTCTAAAGGTAGAATTATAAATGACAACACAAGAAAAAAAATTAGTGAGTCACTAAAAGGTATAAAAAAAAAACCAATGTCTAATGAATCCAAGAAAAAAATTTCAGATAAAAAAAAAGGACAAGTATCACCTAACAAAGGTAAAAAATATACTGATGAACGAAAAATACAAATGTCTTTATCTAGATTAGGTAAGAAAAGGAGCAAGGAATCGGTGGAAAAACAATCTCACTCTAGAAAAATTATTTGGGTAATTAAAACACCATCTAATGACATTTTAAAATTTTTGGGTTATACTTCATTTATTGAACATGTAAAAAAAAATAAATTGTCTGTTAGCACCACAACTTTAAAAGCATATGGTAAAAACAAAGGGTGGGAAATAATCGATAAACTAAAAAACAAATAATGATAAATATACCTTTAACAAAAATTTTATTTTTGGATATTGAAACTGTTGGTGGTTGTAGGGACTATGAAACATGTAAAACCAGTAATCCAAAAGTGGCGGATCAATTCATTAAATATATCGACTGGTTTCAAAAAAGATTTCCTGAAGATTCGCAACTTTCATTAGATCAGATTTTCGCAAAACGAACCGCATTAGTTCCGGAGTTTGCAAAAATTGTTTGTGTGTCAATGGCATTTGTTTTAGATAATGGTGAAGTAAAAAAACAAACGTTTTCTGGTGATGACGAAGTTAAATTGTTAACCGATGTTCGAGATTTATTAAATCGTTGTCATAAGTTAGACTTTTACCTTTGCGGTCATAATTTAAAAAACTTTGACATTCCTATGTTAGCAAAACGTATGATTGTAAATGGAATTATGCCATCTAAAATACTTCCGTCTTACGATACTAAACCATGGGAGGTAAAGGCAATTGACACAAAAGAAATTTGGCAATATGGGGCATACACCGCAATTGGTTCATTAGATTTGATGTGTGCTTGTTTGGATATACCGACACCAAAAGATGGTGAGGTAACTGGTGGTAAAGTACACGAATCCTACTGGGAACAAAATAAATTAAAAGAAATTGCCGAATACTGTGAGAGAGATGTTGAAGTATTGATTGACGCAATTATGAAATTAAAAAGTTTAAAATAATGGAAGAAAATATTGAAGATTTATTCAGTGATGATTTTGAAAACAATTCGTTTAAGAATTTTGAAGAAAGATTTGGTTTTACTATTGATTCTTTAGAAAAAGAGATGGTTGCGTATCAACCAACTATGGACGTTAAATTTTCTAAATCAAATGAAGACGCAACATCTCCAAAGTATGCATATCCTACGGATTCTGGTTTTGATTTATTTTCAACCACAGATATCTGGGTTCATCCTTTCGATAGGATTTTAGTACCGACTGGACTACACATAGATATTCCAGACGGATATGAAATCCAAGTAAGATCAAAAAGTGGATTAGCACTTAAACAAGGTCTTATGGTTTTAAATTCACCAGGAACTGTAGATCAAGGTTATACTGGTGAAATTCAAGTAATTATATTCAACACTACAAATCAAAAAGTTAAAATAGAAAAAGGACAAAAAATTGCTCAAGCGGTCGTATCTCCTGTTGTTTGTGGTAAGTGGATTAGACTAGTAGAAGTAGGAACTATTAAAAATAAAGATAGGTCCGATAAAGGTTTTGGAAGTACAGGCATATGATAACATTAGGATACTCAACTAGACAACATAATCCACAACTTTTAGAATATTTAAGAAGCTCTTGTGGAAAAAACAAACACTATGAATTTATCGAAAAGGTAAATAATGGTGAAAAAGGATTGGCACAAGTTTATAATGAAATTTTAAATGAGTCGAAAAATGATATAGTTGTTTTTTGTCATGACGATATTGAATTCGATACAAAAAATTGGGGTGAAAAATTATTAAAATTATTTTCTAAAAACCCCGAATTCGGTGTAATTGGAATTGCAGGAACCACAGATTTAATTGATGGTCGTTGGTGGACAATGAAAGAATCAATGACCGGAATCGTTTCACACAAACATGAAGGAAAAAAATGGACTAACACATATTCGCCTGACCAAGGAAATAAAATTAAAGAAGTTGTTGTTCTTGACGGGTTATTTTTTGCCGTTGATAAAACAAAATTAAAATCAAATTTCAACGAAGAGTTCAAAGGGTTTCATTTTTATGAAATTCCATTTTGTTTTGAAAACTACTTAAATGGGGTTAAACTTGGAGTTACAACTTTAATTAGAGTTACTCACAAATCTGTTGGCATGACCAACGAACAGTGGGAACAAAATAAAACAAAATTCGAAGAAAAATATAAGAATAATCTTCCCGTAAGATTATCCAACAATAAAACTTTAGAAGAAAAAATGGAATTTGATATTTCTAAAGTTGGTATTGGGATGACAACATATAAAGCAGAACACAGAATCAAACAATCTGCATTTACAGTACCAAAGTGGATGAAAAACTTTGTAATTGTAAATGATGGTACTCCATACGATAGTTCATCATATCCAGAACAAGCACACATCATTCAACATGAAACAAATCAATGTGTTGGGGCAGCAAAAAATACCGCAATGAAATATTTGTTAGATCAAGGTTGTGAGCACATATTTCTTATGGAAGACGACATATTAATTAAAAACGAAAAAGTTTTTGAACAATACATAAGACATTCAGTTATTTCCGGGATAAAACATTTAAATTTTGCACTTCATGGTCCAGCAAATAAAAAAGGATCCACGGGTTTTACAACTCTTGAAGATAGAAAAGATGTTGATGGAGAACCAAATCCAAGAATGGTAGTACCATATCCAGAAGGTGTCAGTGTTGTTTTATATCCTAATTGCGTTGGTGCATTTTCGTACTATCACAAATCAGTATTAGATAAAATTGGTTTATTTGATCCGATGTTTAAAAACGCTTGGGAACATGTTGAGCACACTTATCAAGCAATTAAAAATAATTTTCACCCACCTTTTTGGTATTTTGCGGATATTGATAAAAGTTGGGATTACTTGACCGATATTCCAAACTCAATACAGGAAAGTACAATTGCAAGAACTCCGGAATGGAATGAAAACTTTAGAGTTGGTACAGAACATTATAAACGAAAACACGGAATAACACCAACAGAAACACCATTAGTAAACCAACAATTTGTCATGAATGTTATTAGACATTTATATGGAAATAGATAAAATGCAACCAACCATTAGTAAATTAGAAAAAAATGTTATGGTCATTGAAGGTGAGTTATTAACTCGCAATCAGGTAGAAGAAAAATTAAAAATTAAGTTGGAACGTAAACGTATAATAGTTTGGACAACAAAAAGGGCCTTATAATAAACTTATATATTTACAACACAATAAAACACGTTTATAATAATAAATAAGATGGTAGTAGATGTAATAATTTTGAGTTATGTAAAAGACGACTCAATTTTAAAAATGAATAATGACTGTATTAATAGTCTAAACTCTAGTTCTGAAGATATTAAATTTAATATTTTATTAATTGAAACTGATTGGATTAACGGATACAAATATGATCAACCAAATGTTAAAGTAATACAACCAAAGGAAGAATTTAATTACAACAAATTTTTAAATATTGGACTTAAGGATTGTAAAAATGATTGGGTTTTGATATCCAACAATGATACAATATATCACAAAAACTTTTTAGAAGAAATGATGATTGCTCATAATCATGACAATCAAATTTTATCTATGTCACCTATGGATGATGATTGGCACAGACATCAAACATTTGATAAAAAGTCTGACATTTACTATGGGTATAGAACTTCATATGAAGTTGCTGGTTGGTCAATATTGGTTCATAAATCGGCAATTCAAACAATTGGTGGATTTGATGAACAATTTACATTTTGGTATCAGGACAATGATTATGCTCAAAGTTTAAAGAAAAACAATATTAAACACGCGCTTATTACAAAATCAAAAGTAACACACCTTTTAAGTAAAAGTCATGGATTTCTTGAAGGAAGAAAGAAATATGAAATGACTGATGGATTAGGTCGTGTGTTTATGAATAAATGGAGAAAAAGATAATATGAAAAAAGTAGAAGTATTTAATGAATCCGGTCAAGATATTGGGTGGATTGGTAAAAATCAAAAATGGTGGTTTGATGAAGATCACCCAAATTCCTTTGAATTATTTGACATTGACACATTCTATGAAAAAAATTATTTTAAACATGATCATGTATCTTATATTGTCACAAAAAAATATGTAGGTCATGTTATCAATTATTACAAAAAAATAACAAATAAAAATCTTAATTCGGTATTAGAAGTTGGTTGTGGTGGTGGATGGTTTACAAAAGAATTTTTAAATAGAAATATTGGTATTTTTGCACTTGAGGGTTCTATTTGTGGTTATGATTCGTCAATAAGTAAAGGTATATCAACAGAAATTATAAAAAGACACGATTTAAGATTACCAATAAACCTAGAAAAAAGATTTGATATGGTTTGTTGTACTGAAGTTGCTGAACATATCGAAACTCCTTTTAGTGCCACTTTAATTAAAACACTGGTTGACCATTCAGATATTATTTGGTTTTCTTTTGAGCCCCCTGGCACAAATTCAGCTCATTACCATCATTGTAATGAACAACCAGAAAAATTCTGGGTAAATATTTTTGATTTTTATGATTATGGTTATATTAAAGTACCACAAAATGTGATTGTTGATTGTGAATATCGAGCATCACACATATTTTATAACAGAAAAAAAATTACAATATGACACTACAAGAAATAGGATTATCCTACAAAACTGACAAAGCGACTTATCATAAGTTTCTAGATTTTTATGATTCTAAATTTAATAATTTACGAAATGAAAAAATTAATCTATTAGAAATAGGATTTCTATCCGGAAATTCAATTAAAACATGGTTAGATTATTTTCAAAACGCTGAAATATATTGCATCGATATTATCGACATCAATTTTCAACACGAAAGATTTCATTTTACAAAAATTTCACAAGCGGACGATAATTTAACTAAATTATATCAAGATGATTTTTTCGATATTATCATTGACGACGGTAGTCATATGACATCACACCAATTAAAATCATTAGAGATCCTTTGGCCAAAATTAAAAAATTCTGGATTTTATGTGATTGAGGATCTTCATACATCCTTTAGAGAAGAATATATCGATTCAAAGGTCACTCCTTACCAGATTTTAACTAAAAGTGAAACTTTACCTTCCCTATCCAATATAATAAACCAAATGAAAAATATTGAGATTTTTAAAAAAGACGAAAAAATTAATTATGATAGTATGACTTCTATCTTTACCAAAGGAGAACAAGAAATCAAAGAAGAAAGTGAAACAAAAATAATAGATTGTTTTATTTTTTATAATGAGTTTGATATGTTAGAATTTAGATTGAAAGAACTTGATGGTTTAGTTGATAAATTTGTTTTAGTTGAGTCCACAAAAACATTTGTCGGTAAAGAAAAGCCATTGTTTTTTGAGGAAAATAAGGAACGTTATGAAAAATATCTTAATAAAATTATCCATATTGTTGAGGACGAACTTAACCATTCTAACCCCTGGACAAATGAAACAACACAAAGAAATGCAATTGATAAAGGTATTAAACAATTATCATTAAATGATGATGACATTATTCTTATAACCGATGTTGATGAAATACCAGACACAAATACCATCAAAGAACTTAAAGCTAAAAAATTGGTAAAATCTTTAATGACATTGAGACAGGAAATGTATTATTATAATTTAACTTGTAAATTTAATGGTGTTTGGCATTTTCCAAAAGTTATTAATTATGGAACTTATAAAACAATTAACTCACCTCAAAGAGTTAGAATGGGTGATGGAAGTGTGGTACAAAAAGGAGGTTGGCATTTTTCATATTTTGGGGATGTAAATTTTATTAAAAATAAAATTCAAAATTTTTCACACCAAGAGTATAATAATGGAGAATTTGTAAACGAAGAACATATTATGGACGTTGTAAAGAACGGAAAAGATTTATTTAAAAGAGAAAAACAAAATATAACTTACACAACAATTAAACCGGAAGATAATCAATATCTTCCTAAAAACTATGAAATGTTATTAATCTTTAATGTGGACTAAATTTATTTTTGTGATAGATTAATATTATGAAAATAGAAAATAAAATAATTGGTATTACTTGTAGTACATTTGACTTATTACATACTGGACATATTATAATGTTAGAGGAATGTAAAAAATATTGTGATTTTTTAATTTGTGCATTACAAGTTGACCCAACAATAGACAGACCCGAAAAAAATAAACCAATACAATCTTTAGTTGAGAGATATATACAACTCGATGCGGTTAATTATGTTGACAAAATTATACCATATTCAACTGAAGAAGAGTTAGAGACATTATTTTCCGCACTGGATCTAGATGTTAGAATCATAGGTGAGGACTATAAGAACCAAGATTTTACGGCAAAAGATATATGTCAAAAAAGAGGAATTAAAGTCATTTATAATAGAAGAGACCATCATTTTTCAACATCATCTTTAAGACAAGAAATCTATAAACAGGAATCTAAAAAAAGATTTGCAACTTAATGACAACAAGAAAAAAACAAACCCCAGTGAAAGAAGAACCAACACCTCTTCTTTCTAAAAAAGATTTCATTAACACTATAATTAAAAGAAAACAAAGAAATAAATTTTTATCTGAAGAACAAGAAGAATATTATAAGATATTAAAGTCAAATCAAATTACAATAGCTTCAGGACCTGCCGGTGTTGGTAAATCCTATATTGCAATGAAAGCGGCTGTTGATTTACTTATGGATCCCGAAAATTCTTATGAAAAAATTATCATTGTTAGACCAGCAGTTGAGGCGGAAGAAAAACTTGGGTCTCTCCCTGGAAATTTAGAAGAAAAATTAGACCCGTATATTTTTCCATCATATTATTTGTTAAATAAAATTATCGGAAAAGAAGCAAGAGAAAAATTAAAAGACGCTGAAATTATTGAGGTGTTTGCTTTAGCATACATGAGAGGTATGAATATCGACAATTCTATTTTGATATTTGAAGAATCACAAAACTCAACACCAAATCAGATGAAACTATTATTAACCAGAATTGGGTTCAACAGTAAGTTTTTTATTTCTGGTGATCTTGAGCAAACCGATAGATATAAAGACAAAAAACAATCCGGATTGTACGACGCAATTCAAAGATTTAAAAATGTTGATGACGTTGGGATATATGATTTTGGAAACGCCAAAAATGTTAGAAATCCATTAATCGGTAAAATACTAAAAAAATATGACGATGAGAATAGGGATTGAAATTAATGGTGTGTTAAGAGACACTTTAGAAAAATTTAAACAACTTTACGAAAAACATTTGGTCGACGTTGATCACGAAATGTTTTTAGGTAGAACGTACAATATGGATTATTCTGGGAACACAGAGGAAACTTATAACACAAATTCATTCGAATATGGTATTATTAGTGATGTCAATTCTTTAGATCTTATGAATCATTACAAGTTTCAAGACAAAGATGAATTATATAGTTTTATGTATGAAGAATATACTATGGAATTATTCGGACATGCACCATCAACAGAAATGAATACATTTAATTTACTAAATGAAATTTATTATGACTTACGAGATGAATATAATTTACTTATAGTGTCAGACGAGATTGGTAAATCAAAACCGGCATCTTTATTTTTCTTAAGTAAGTTTGGTTGTTTGATTGAAAAAATTTTATTCTATAGTGAAATAACTAAAAATCAAATGTGGGATGAAGTTGATGTATTGCTAACGGCCAATCCTTCTTTACTAAACAACGTCCCGAACAATAAAACCGTAATTAAATTTGAAACTGCATATAATAAAGATGTTCAATGTGATCATAAAATATCCACTTTATCAGAATTTAAATTATCATTAGAAAAAATATCAAAAAGTTATGTTTAAAATATTTAATGAAACTTACTATGTTGACATCGATAGAATTGATGAATACGTACAAATTAAAGTTCCGATTGAGTCAGAAATCGAGGATGTAGAAATGGAAAATACAGAACCTAAAGAAGAAGCACAAATTCATTTAGTTAAATATGAATTAATAAAAAACCTTTTAGAAACTGTATTGACAGAATCACACGATGTTGATGAAAAGTTAGGACCAAATAACAGCGAATTAACAATCCCATTTAAGATTGCATTTAATTCACTTTTAATGAAAGAAATAATAAACAAATTATAATATAAAATATGAATACAGAACAAATCAAGAAGTTAGAAAAATCAATTTCTAATATGAAAGACAAAAGATCTAGAATTTACTTTGTAGTCCAAGACACAAAAGGAAATGCTAGAGCATCTGTTAGACACACATATCAAATGGCTCTAACATTAAAAGAAAATGGATATAATCCAATTATCCTACATGAAACAAAAGAATATATTGGTGTTGGTGAATGGTTAGGGTCTTATTATATGGACACTTTACCTCACAAATCAATAGATGAAGGTAATCTTGAAATATCTCCAGATGATTTACTTATTGTTCCTGAAATATTTGGATATATTATGGAACAAGTAAAAAATCTTCCGTGTGGAAAAATTGTTTTAACTCAAGCATATGATCACATGTTCGAAACATTACAACCTGGACAAACCTGGTCACAGTTAGGTTTTTTCAAATGTATTACAACATCCGAAAGTCAAAAATCACACATTGAAAAAATTATGAGAAAAGTATCTTTTGATATTATCAATCCTGTTATATCAGAATGTTTTCAGAAAAGTGAAACTCCTGCAAAAACAATAATCTCAATGCACACTAGGGATCAACGTGATACTGCCAATATAATTAAAGAATTTTACGCAAGGTTTCCACAATATCGGTGGATTACTTTCAGAGATTTGAGAGGGTTAACCGAAAAACAATTCAGTGAGGCAATGAAAGATAGTTTTGTTTCTATCTGGATAGACCCAACAAGTAGTTTTGGTACATTTCCGTTGGAGTCTATGAAAATGGGTATCCCGGTAATTGGTGTTTTACCTTATGTACAACCAAACTGGTTAAACGAAGACAACGGATTATGGTTAGTTAATAAAAACTCTGTTGTTGATGTTGTTGCTGATTTTGTACAAAACTGGTTAGAAGATAATATTAATCCAGAGTTGTATTCTAGTATGGAAACAACATCATCTGAATATAGCAGCTATGAGAAATTTCAAAAAAATGTTGTTGAAGTTTTTTCAGAAATCTTTGACAAAAGATCCGCTTCATTTGAGGATCAATTAAATAAATTAGAAACTATACAATAATATGGAACACATGAACACAATATCAGTAATATTACCAATTAAGACAAGAAACACTTCAGATTTTGATGAATTTTTCGAAAAATGTATTTTGTCGGTAAAAAACCAAAGTGAACAAGTAAATGAATTAGTTATCGTTCATTCTGGCGAAGATAATTTTAAAAATTATGTTGAGTCATTTAATTTCGAAGGTATCAATGTAAAAATTTATGAACATGAAGGATCGCCCAATTTCTCAAGCCAGGTAAATCTTGGAGTCGAAAAAGCAACTTCCGAATGGGTAAGTATTTTAGAGTTTGATGATGAGTACTCAAATATTTGGTTTAAAAATGTAAAAAATTATATGAGTATATATCAAGATTATGATGCATTTTTACCAGTAGTTGTTGATGTTGATGACAAAGGTGTTTTTGTGGGATTTACAAACGAAGCAACATTTGCAGCTAATATATCTTCAGATATTGGGATTTTATCCAATGACACTCTCTTGACCTATCAAAATTTTCAAATTTCTGGAATGGTTATAAAAAGAGATTCTTTTCTAATTAATGGTGGGCTTAAACCATCGATTAAATTAACTTTTGGTTATGAATTGTTTTTGAGACTTACTCAAAACTCAACTAAAATTATGACAATCCCAAAAATCGGATATAAACATATGAATCTTCGAACTGGTTCGATTTTTTGGAACTATAAGAATGGTGATGATCGTTTGTCTGAAGATGAGGTAAAGTTTTGGATTGATTCAGCAAAAAAAGAATATTTCTACATAAAAGATAGAGAAATAAAATATGAACCCGAAACTGTTTAATGTTACAAAAAGATGAGAATTGTTTAGATTGTGAGACAAAGAAAAGGAAAGGTAGAAAGCCTAATAATACAAATTATTTTGCGGAAAAAGAAGAATTGGCGGTTAGAGAGTTTTTAATCGCCGATTCTTTTGAAGATAAAAATAAAATATATAATGAATTTTTAAGGCACCCTTTAGATAAAATGATATCTTCCATAATAAGAAGATACAAATTGTATAGGAAGGATATGAATTATAATGAGATTCATAATGATACACATTCTTTTTTGATGACCAAAATTGATAAGTTCAAACCTTCGAAAGAAAAAAAGGCTTATTCATATTTTGGAACTATATGTAAAAATTATTTGATGGGTCAAATAATGAAAGATCAGAAAGAAATGAACAGAAAAGTTTCATACGAAGATATATCTTCTGATATTCAAAACAACCCGGATTTAATATATTTTATTGATGAAGAGGAAATATCGACTGAAGAAATTATTAAAAAGTTTAAAAAAAAACTTTATGATAATATGAACGATAAAAAAATAACAGAAGAAGAAAAAAAACTTGGTAGAGCAATTTCAGATTTATTTGATAATTATAAAAATTTATTACCAGAATCAAACAATAATAAGTTCAATAAAAATGTTATTCTTTTTGAATTACGTGAAATGACAAACTTAACAACAAAAGAAATTAGAATTTGTATGAAACGATATAAAAAAATATACGTAGACTTGATACAGGAAATTTTTAAAGATTGATATTTATAGATATGCCAAGACCACAAAAAAAAGAAATTAATTTATCTAAAGATTCAATGGTATCATTGATGCAGGAAATCTATAATGAACTTGTAGAACAAAGAAGTACTGCAATTAGAATTCAAAATAAAATGTTGACAATGATGAAAGAACCTGAAGATATGACTCTTATTGGTCCTGTAATTGAAAAACAACAAAAAATTATTAATGACTGTGTTGAAAAAAAATTATCTCTTTCAAAACTCCAAGCCCAAATATGGCAAAAATCAAACGAAAAGGAAGATGATTTTACCCTATCTGATTTAGATTTGGACGATGACGTTATGAAATCATTAATAGATAAAGATGCGTCAGATAATCAATATAAATTCAAAAAATAGTTATGGCAATTGATATCGAAGACGGTTATGATGAAATCGGTAAAAAAATAAAAAACACCAAAAGATTTAAACAACTGCAAGCGGATTACAAAAAACTTAAAAAAAAACATGGTGATTCATTTGAAAAAAAGAAAGAGCAGTTAACAAAAAGATACGAAAAATATAGTGAAAAATATAAAGCCAAAAAAAAGAAATTTAATAAGTCAAAAGAAAAATTCAAAACACAACTCGATGAACTTTTGAATTTAAAACTCGAGTCTTCGGATGATTTAGTTAAATCCACAATAGATAGTTTATCTACTAATTTAGAAAAAAAACTATATGACTTTGAAAAAAAACATTCTGAAGATAGAGACGTAAAAAAATACATAATAAGAAAATTTATAATTGGAATTGAGGGTTTAAAACCGGAAATATTAAAATTATTAGAGAATGAAATTTTAAAAGCCGCGGGATGTTCGGAAAATCAAACATTTACCCCAAACCAAGATTTATACATAAAATTACAGTCAATAGATTTTTTAGGGATGTTGAAGCAAGACCCGACTAGTGATGTTGGTAAAATTATATATGAACAAAAAAACTTATCGTATCCATCTAATCCATTTCCTATGAACAAGGAAATTTACAACAGAATACAAAACATAAACCAACCATTTTCAGTCCAATACGGATCTCAATATAAAGGTCAATCAACTCAAGATTTATTCAATATGACATATGTTGATATTGATAATCTTGGTAATAATGGTAATTTTTTAAAAATTAATTTGGCAAATAGAGTGACTGGAAATGTAGTCAAACAATTTTTAAAAGATTATTATAAAACTATAGAAGTTTTAGATTTCAAAAATATATTTGCAAATTTAATAAATCAATTGGTCGGAGCTTTATCAATTGAAAAATCTGATGGTCAAAATGATATCATCGAATATCAAAAAATATTACTAATAATTCAAAGAATATTAGGATTATGTTTTGATCCTAATAAAGAAATAGACGTATCTGGGTCAGCAAAACTATCAGAGTTAGATAATTTGGACGATTCTTTTTTTGAATTTTCAGAAATAGATTTGAATTTTATAGATGAAACTCTGACTAATATTCAAAATAGAGTTGCTGTGTTTGCAACATGTGATAACATCAAATTACCTGTTAATTCATCTGCGGCAATATCTGCAGTTGGTAATTTGAATTTTGTGCCAGGATCAAATAATAATAACAATATTGACGATGCGGTTGATTTCACAACATCAATTACTGAAAATCCAGACTGGTTACCAATACAAATAAATTTAGATTTAGAATTTATCAAAGAATTACCAAAGGCGGTTATTAATGCTCTTATATCCCCAAAAACTTTATTACCATTTGCAATTGTTCTAAAATCTTTGGGTAATAATAGTTTAGACACAATAAAAAGTTATACAGAGTTTTCACAAAAGTTTAAAAACTTTTTTGTTCAAGTGGTATCTAAAATAGGTGGTATTTTTGTAAAAATAATTTTTGATTCAGTCGTACAAGATATCAAAAAATTAATTAAAGATGTAATTGCGGATATTAAAAATGAAAAAAATAATAAAAGGGTCAAAATAATTTTAGCTCTTACAGAAATAATAACAACACTTTATGATTTAGTGGTTGATATTAGAGAATGTAAAAGTGTAATTGATGAATTGCAAAGATTATTGAAACTAACTACAAAAATTTTTGGAGGTGGTGGAAATGACATACCTTTACCTTTATTAGCGGCCTCCAAATTTATGGATGGGTTTTCATCTTCTAGAGCATATTCTGGCATTGTGGGTGAGTTCGAAAGCGTTGGAATACCGACAGGTCCAATGGCAGATGGTTCTCCAAATAAATTTATGGCAGCAGTTAAGGCAATTGTTGATGGTATCGATAAAGAGGAGGCCGAAAACGGAAAAACGGAAATTGCTTGTTTAGGGTTTACTGTCACACCAATTGGTATGACAGCTCCTGGTTTATGTTATGGTAAAAAATTATAAATAATGAATAGACAAAAAATTACATCAGATGAGGTCTTAAAAATAATTTCGGAAAGAAGAGAAAGGCCAAACAAAGATTTGGAACTTGCAATGAATTTTGTCAAAGCGGATTTTGATCACACAAAAGAACAATTAATCAAAATGACGGACCATTTAGATAAATTAGAAATTACTTATAATTCATTATTAAAAGAATACAAAAAACGAAACGGTGTCAGCAATTTATGATAAAAGAATAATAGTCCCTGGTCTTGTTTTAGATGTTAATGATCCTTTGATGTTAGGTAGAATTAGAGTATTACCAAAAATCGAAAATGAGATTCAAAATCAACCAGAAAAAAAACAAGAATGGACAAAATTAGATCCTTTTGTTTGCTTACCACTTTTACCTTATTACATAAGTCAAGTACCAAAAGTTGGTGAATATGTCGGAGTTATATATTCGACAAGAGACGAAACCAAAGACTGGAATAAGTTTTATATTCAAGGACCTATAACAAGACCGTGGAATAATTACTATGAGTCATTTAATAGTTCTCAAGCGATGCTTGCAAACGGGGACTATATAAAACAGGCGGATAATATTAGAGATCCCGAAACCGGAGAAATACAAAAAGAAATTACAGGAATATATCCATTACCTGGAGATAATGCAATTTTAGGAAGAGGAAATACAGATCTATTATTAAAAACCCAAGACATAATATTAAGATCTGGTAAATACACAAATTCTGTTAACAATGAAAGACCGGATTCTCCACAGATTAAACTTAATGATAATAGGTCATTTGTTCAGTTATCTTTTTATGATTTAGAAAAAGTAAGTACCGGAACAGAAACAATAACAAGTGAAGAGTATAACGATTTACAGTTAAAGAACTTTATTAAATGGTCAATAGATACAATCGACATTAATAGTCAAACCGTAAACGGAAGTGTTGAGGTAAACACAATCATACCAATACTACAAGGAAACGGAACAACTGTATCTACGTTTGAAATTTCTCTTTTATCGTACGCACAATGTTTACCGGTACCAAATTCCAAAATGGAATTTAGTGGTTTAACTATAAGTCAAGCTAGTCAATTTATCAACCAATATATAAAAGGTTACAACAAAGGAAAAATAAATATAAATGGTTATAACGAATACCCAAATAATGGATTTTTGAACGATCAATTTCCTTTTGTTTTTGCACCTTCATTATTAACTTACGATAAAATGATTGGAAATGACCCGATTGAATCTAACTTTATATCGGCAATTTACAACAATGTTAAACTATTTGAAGTAAGCAATGAAGTTGGATTTGCAGTGATCTGGTCTAAAAATACCGTTGGGCCTCAAACAACAACAATTGAAGATGAAATCGAAAAATCAGAATATAAAGAATCACCAGTAACTTACGCATCTGTAGGTGGTGATTTTCTTTATTTGTTGTCTCATCGATCAGTCATTCCAGGAACCAACCCAATTAATTTAAGTAATACACTCTATGGTATTCCACAAGAAAAATTTACAGATGAAATATTAAAAAGTACCAATTCGATGGTAAGAGGTGAAGAACTTTTAAAATTACTTCGACTTATTGTTTCTTTTTTGACAAGTCACACCCACAATATAAACGAAGCTCCAATCCAAGAACCACTAAACTCGGTTACAGTTTCGCAGATTGAAACCGCATTTAATAACGCATACAAAACAGTTCTTAATCAAAATATTCGAATTAATTGATATTTATAATAAAAAAGTAAATGTCAATTCATAATTCGTATTTAAATAGAAATAATACCATAGTTTTTACAGGATTAACTAATACTGGAAGAAATCCAATTATTGAGTTATATTATGGTGATGGAAATATAAAATACCCATATGGGTTTTCCAGATGCATTTTTGATATTGATTTAAATTCTTTAAGAAAAAAATATCAAAATAAAATTATTTCAGGACAATGTGATGATGATGTGAAACACATTTTGAGAATGACAAACACAAGTACATTTTCAAGAGACTTTTTAAATACAGAAACATCCGAAGAAAAAGAAAGAGGAATTTCTTTCGATTTGATTCTTTGGAGAATACCATATATTGAAAATAATCCAAATCAACCTCAATACTGGGATGAAGGTGTGGGGTATGACTTTACAGATTTAGATTCCTTACCCGGAGATAGAAATTATTCAACAAGACCATCAAACTGGGTTCAAAGACAAACAATAGATAATTGGGAGCAAGAGGGGATATATGACAACCAAAATAAAGGAATTTTCAATTATTCGGCATTAACCATAGTTGATATACAACATTTTGAGTTTGGAAATGAGGATATTGAATTTGACATGACAAATGAAATTAATTCAGTTCTTAACGGATCTATTCAAAATCCTGCTGGGTGGGGAATATCATACCTTCCAGAGTTAGAATTACTTACTGGTACCACAAAGGCTTATTATGTTGGTTTCTTTTCAAGACACACACAAACCTTTTATGAACCTCGTCTTGAAACATCGTATAATGATTTAATTGAAGATGATAGATATACTTTTTCATTAGGTAAGGCAAATAAACTTTATTTGTATTCATATGAAGATGGTAACTTTATAAATTTGGACGAGAATCCTTTGGTGACAATTAAAGATGGTAATGGAAATGCAATACCTGGTTTAATTAATATGCCAAGTTGTGTAAGAACACAAGGAGTTTATGAGGTTACAATTCCACCACTTGTTGGATTTCCACCAAATTGTTCTTTATCAGATACTTGGTCAAACATTAAATTGAATGGGTTTTCATTACCGAATGTTGTTAATGAATTTACGGTTTACCCAATATCAAAAACTTTACAAATTGGGGTGGTGTCCACAGAACCAAAAACTTATGGTTTTGATTTTTATGGTATAAAACAAGATGAGAAAATTTTAAACACCGACATGAGAAAAGTCAGTGTCATTATAAAACAAGCATATACAACAAATAAAAGATTACCAAAAGTAGAAGCCTATTATAGAGTTTATGTTAGAGAGGGACAAACTGAAGTCCAAGTTCAAGACTGGACAAAACTTAATAGAACACCTACGGAATATTATTTAATGTTTGATACAAGAGATAAAATACCAAACGAATATTACATAGATATGAAAGTTATTTCGAGTGGAGAAATTAACACATATAAAAGAACTTTGAAATTTCAAATCGTAAACAAAAAATAAAGATATTTATAAATAAAATTAATTATGGGAGAATCTTTAAGTGCAAATACAGAAACTTTTATTTGTGTTCCAGATTGTGAATTTACTGGATCAACAGCGGTAGTACCTCCGCATCCGATTTGGACAAATGGTGCTGGTGATTCGGTCACACAACTAAACATGGTACTTATCGGATCAGGAAATGGATTAAATGGATAGTCATGGATAGGTTAGAAAGAATTATAAAAAAAGTTATTAGAGAAAGTCACGATGGTGAATCATCAAGATACATGTTCTTTTCGAACTTGCAACAAATGAGAAGACAATGTGATATGTTATTAGAAATGGACCATTCTATGATTGAAGAAATCCTTGATAGTGGTCACGACTGGGCTCAAGATCATATCAGTGAGGCAAAAAATAATATGGATCAAGTTTTTGATTTTTTAATGAATGAAACAAAAAAACATGGTATGCAAATGTCCATGAATATAGACGATGAAGATATGGTAATGATGGAGGGTCGTAAAAAAACAGGAACTAAACTTTGCGCAAGAGGTTTAGCATCTGCTAAAGCGAAATATGACGTTCACCCCTCCGCTTATAGTAATGGTCACGCCGTTCAAGTATGCAAAGGAAAAATCAAAGGACTCGACGGAAAAAGAAGGTGTTCAGGTGCGTTTTGTTAAAGAATAAAAGAAATTAATATCTCTTTTTTTGAATTTTATGTTTATCCGTATATTTATTAGTATGGATCAACAATGTAGTAAATGCGGAAAAATAAAATCTATAACTGATTTTTATAAAACTCAAAGAGGAAATAAATGTAAAGAATGTATTTTAAAAGTAACACGAGAATATAAAAGAAAGAAAAGATTAGATCCGGAACACAGAAAAAGAGAAGGGATCTTACAAAAAGAAAGAAGGGTTAGATTGTGGCAAAACACTCTTATTCATGACTCAAAACATAGAAAAATAGAATGTACGTTAACCGTTGACGACATCAATGAAATGATGGAGAAACAAAACGGTCTTTGTCATTGGTTTAAAATACCTTTAATACCTTCCCATCAAAAAAAACATCCACAACAACCATCTTTAGATAGATTAGATAATAATAAAGGATATACTAAAGATAATGTTGTTCTGTGTTGTTATTCTGCAAACATAGGTAGAAATAAAAATGATTTAGAAACTTGGAAAAATTTTTTATCATTAATTTTGAATTAATTAGATTTATTTCATATATTTGTAGAACAACCACAAAACACCAATATATGAAAAAAAAAATTTTAAAATTTTATAAAAGGTTTAGAGTATTTGTAGAAAAACTCAATCGTAAATCCTCAATGAAAACTCATGAAGAGTTAGAACTTCATGAAAAAACAGCATTCAAAATTTGTGTAAAACTTATTTCACATCAAGATTCAGTTTTTACCATAGCTCCTCTAACAAATAAGAGATACATTTTAAATGAAACTTTAAATTTGTTTATCATCATTGACTACGGTAAGGTTGAAATTACAAACCACATATTTCACTATGATGTAAAACTTTCAGCTAGAGATTTTGATAGAGTTTTATATTTATATGATACAGAAACAGAGAAACGACGTATTACAACTGAAAAAGAAATAAAAACAAATATTAAAAACACTCTAGATAAAATCTACCAAAAAATACTTCAAGAAACTCAAAAACACCAATAATATGAAAACATTAATCTTTATCTCCACTTTATTTTTATCCTTTGTTAGTTTTTCACAAACTAAACCGACAACACCTGTTGATACCACAAAACAAACACAAACAAATCCAAATGTTGTTCGTGGGGTTGACATTTCAAACGCAAGTCCAAATCAACAAGATTTTATCATGTACATGGAAACATTGTCAGACGTTGAGGCTTTTGAAATTTTAAAAACTTTAGTTTCCGGTGAAATTAAATATAAAAAGAAAGACTAAGCAACAATCGGTAGGTTGTATGCAGTATCTTTAAAGAACGATATCCATAATGGGTCTGTTCTTTGCTCATCAACTTTACAAGCAAATTTAAAAGATGAAACCAAGTTTTTAACGTAAATAACTTTTTTGTCTACTGCTGTAGTACTCCAATCGATATCTTCTCCGGTAATCGGATTTTTAGTGAATCTAGTTTTTAAATAATTAAGTAACTCTACAGACATGTCTTCCAATTCAACTAAAGTTGGTTGTGATGGGTCACCAGCAATTCCATCCATAGGAATGTTTGACGATCTTACTATGTTAAAACCAAGACCATAACCAGTTTCTTCTACAGTACCTTCACCTCTATATCCATCAATATCATATGTATATGGTGTTTTTGAGTTGTATGCAATACATTTCATGCTCAAGTTTCCTAAATTACTTACGTCATCACCAACGTTTTGTTCCTTTAGAACTCGTCTAACGATTTTCATAATGTCTGATTCGGTTAATGTAATAATTTGTTGTCTCATGTCTTCTTTTAATTTCTTTTTTGGTTTATAACTTGTCATTATTGGTTTTTGACCTTTACCTGTTTGTGTGTCTTGTTTTTCGGCCCTTCTTTTTTGTTGACAAGCAGATCTTTTTTGTGAATCACTCATTTTACCAGCAACTCCTGCTGCTCTACATTTGGGGTAAGATCCTTTACTTGTATCACTTCTTCCACAAGGGGGGTGTTTTCCATCAACTTTTCTACATATATCAACCCAAGGTCCTTTAGGTTGAGATGATCCCTTTGGTTTTTTCTTTTTTCCAAACCACACGGCCAAATCTTCGTTTACGGAATTTTCTTTTAGTTTCGATTTATAAGAATTTTTATACCAATCAATTACTTCATTATCTATAACACCTTTTTTATCTACCTTTTTTTCTTTTTCTTCACCCGCATATCCAGTATCAATTTTAAATTTTCCTTTTCTAGGTTCCCAACCACCAACTGTTTTTAAAACATTTTTTTTAATAAATTTTTTAATAATTTGGTTATTTATTGGAATGTCGGATTTTATTCTAAAAGCTCCTAGTTCATTATCAGTCCAATTTCTAATACCCAATTCTTGAGGTCCCGAATACTCACCGGCAGTAGTTGTGGTAGTTATTTCGTTTAATTTATTTTTATTACGTTTGATTGGTACTATTTCGGATGTTTTTTTATTTTTTCCACTTGGGGTTTGGTTTATAATACCTCCATCTTCATCTGTAAATGTGGAATCCGGATGACTTTTAATAAAATCAGTTACTTTTTTTGCGGTTTTTTCTAGTTTTTTGATTTCATCACGTCTTAAGTCCCATGTATGATCATAACTATCATATTGTACCAAAGGACTTTTATAATCTGAAACAGATATATTATACGGAGATAATTTATTTACAAAATCTCTTAATCCTGGTTGTAATGGTGGCGTATACGACCCTCTACTTCCAGAGTCAGTTGTTGCTTCACGTAATATTTTCTTTATTAAAGAATCTGTTATCATTACTATATAAATATAATAAAATATGGAAAATGAAAATAAATCATTTGGTAATCTGTTTAACAGAATTGATCTACAGACTGAAGATCATTTAGATAGTATTTTGGATACTATGGATAAAAATCATGCACTTGTTTATCTTATTGAAGCCGTACGTCATGCGTATGATAAAAACTGTTTTACCATAGGTGAAACTGAAGTTTTATCAAAATCAATAAGAGTATTATTAAAGTAATTTATTTGATTTTTTTAAATTTTCTTCACCCCACAAAGGTTGAAGATTGTCTAAAGACCAACATTTCATAAATTCTGAATCTCCTATTTCTGAAATTATAAAAGATGAAATAGGTTTAATGTGGTCAACGTGCCAATCACCATAGTTATCCCACGTCATATTTTTAGTAAACTTACTTTCTAAATGAGAAATTAGTTGATCTGGTGTGTATTTTAGAATGTCAAAATAATGACCATTTTTATTTAGATTATTTTCTTTTAGAACTTGATAAATCGCAGTTCTGAAATTATTGATTAGTTTATAGAGGGGGTCATTTGCTTTACGTGTTCTTTCGTAATCACGTTTGGTTTTTCTCAACTTATCACGATTATCTTCTCTCCATCTTTTTTGATATTCTTTTAGATGTTCTTTATTTTTTTCTCTCCATTCAGAATAGTATTCTGATATTTTTTCTTTATTAGATTCGTAATATTTTTTATCAGATGTTTTTTTTCCTCCAAAATATCGTCTACCCGGAGTATCCATTTTAACATCATTTTCTTTTAAAACCCTATTAATTGTTTTTTCAGAAACCGAATACTTTTCACCAATCTGTCTAGTTCCCCAAATATTATTAACATATAAAGATATTATATCTTTTATTTGTTCATCATTAAATATAATTTTTCTCATACTATAAATACTCTCATTATCTCTATTGTTAAGAAAAACACATCAAAAAAGGGACAATTTCTTGTCCCTTTTCCTTATATTTTTAAGATTTTGATTATCTCAATTCTCTTAAATCAAATGTACGAACACCATCCACGGTAATTCTGGCGTAGAAGCGATTGTTTACCATCTTTTTGGCGTATCTGGTCATAATACCTTTGATAGGCGTAAAGTTGAATGGGTTATACATTGTAGGTGTCAATTGTAGAGGTACATACGGTGCGTAGATGTAACCTGTGTCAAGTAACGATGTTCCTTTGTGTCCTAACAAAACTGTGTTTGGTGGGAAGTAAGGGTCTCTATACACTTGGTAACGACCAGCTAAAGTACCAACTCTTTCAATACCCATGTTATATTGATCTTGCTCTGGCGAAGCATTTGATACGTGGAAGTACTCAAGATCATCAAAAATAGCTGAAACTTCAGAAGAAACAACAATCCAGTTAGCTCCACCTCTCAAAGTAGATTTGTGGATTTGTGCTGACAACTGGTTGATTGCTGTGATCAAAGTTTGGTTCCAGTCTTTTTGAGTGTAAGAAGTTGTCAAAGACAATCTTCTCCATCCATTGTAGTCCCAACGTAAATTCCAAGCCGCTCCTTTTCTCAAGTCACGTAGAATTTCTCTATCGATTTCAGCAGCAACTTGTTCTGACAACAATGCTGTTAATTCAGCTTCAGCATCGATGTTGTGGAACGCCGCAACGTCTTGAGCTAGTTCTGGAGACCATTGTGCTCTTAATTTTCTTTCACTTACAGAAACAGTTACTGATTCTAAATCGAAAGAAACTTCACCAATTTTTTCTTCGAATTCTAGTTCTTCGTATTTTCTCCATACAGCAACAAATGAGTTACCAGATAAAATTTCATCAATTGTTGATCCAGTGTAACCATCAAGTGAATCATCACCGCATGATGCACATGCTGGACAAGACAAGTCTACCTCAAGGATAATACATCCATCAGCGTTACAGATATCATAGAATGAACCACCATTACCAGTACTAGCAAATGTAGTTGGTTGTTGATTACCATACTGTACAATTCCTTTACCATATTTTTGAGTTACAACTCTAAATAACAAAGGTGTTGTAGAAGTTGGTGTAGGACATACTGAACCAGTACCAAATGATAAACCAGCTCCTGGTAAAATTTTTAAGTCAGACAAGAAAGTCTCACTATCGATTTCATTTCCATCAGGACCAATTAATTTTCCAGCCCCTAAAACTGAAGACCATCCACAAAGTTTGATAAGTACTTTTCTAGTGTTACCAAGGTAAGCAGCGTCATCGTTATTTGCAGGTACTAAATCACCTCCAGACCATTTTACAACAGTTGCTAGAGCGGTTGCTGCGGACCAACGACCTTTTGAGTAGTCAAATAGACCAGCAGGATCTAATCCTGGTTCTGCACCTTCGTAGAATAAATCATAAAGATTTTTAGCGTAAGGATATCCAGTACTATAACCTTGGTTAGGGTCATTTTGTGATGGAGTTGCAGATACTGCTTCAGGAGAACCAATTGGTGGATAGTGAATTGCTTCGCCATCGGCAGCAACATCATTGGAGTACCCTTGGATTTTAGGTACAAAGTAGAACAATTTACCGATAGGTAAGTTCATAGCTTGTACAGATACGATATCGTTAGCCAACAATTTAGAGAAAACTCTTCTTACGATAGGGAAAACAACTGTTTCGAATGCTCCGTTAGAACCTTCAGAAGTTGCTTCGTTAATCAAGAAAGAAGCTTGGTTTTCATACAACTGTGCTACGTTTTCTTTTAGGTGGCCTCTTAAGCCTTCAAGGAACCCTAATCTGTCCCATTTGTTAATAGTATCTTCTTTGATAACTTTAAGGTGCTTAAGACCGATGTTACCAACAAGACCTGATTCTAATAATGCTCCCATTTTTTTAATTTTTTTTAGCTTTATTTTTTATGTATATAATAAATATACGGTTTTTTAAAAAAGTTTATTTTTTATATTTTTTTCATCAAATCTTTCATTCTTAAAAACTGTGGATTCTCATAAGTTTTGGATTCAATCAAATTCACTGCAGAACCCGTACTAGGTGTTCTTTCTACAGATCTTTGAACTGATTCTTTAATTGTTTGTTGAGATTTTTGTCCTGAACCAAGTTCAGATTTGATAACTTTGTAAAGATTTTTAGATTCTTTAATAGTTTCGATATTGTCGAATCTACGTAGAATGTTAATCTTTTCTTGTTTAGTTGTTGAATGTTCAGTGAACAATCTTGTTACGTAAGCCAAGTTTGAGTTAAATACTGCAACTTCATTTAATTTATTTCTGAACAAATTAAGAGCTTTTCTGTACTCTTCATTTTTTTCTCTCATTAATTGAAGTTCTTCATTGATAGCGGTATTAGCTTTAGAATGTGCTCTTGGTTTTGGAAGACCACCTTTTCTAAAGTTAGAACCATTACCTAATGTTCTTGATGCTTCTTTAAACTCTTTTCTTTTGGTTGGCTTTTCTGTTCTTTTGGTTGGTTTTTCTGTGTATCCATCCATGTTTACATCCTCATCATATTCGAACTTAGCTTTGCCAGTTCCTTTGGCTTTAACACCTTCTTTACCAAACGCTGTTGGTTGTTTTTTTATTTCGAAGTTATTTGTTTTACCATATTTGAATTTTGGACCATGTCCGGTAACACCTTTTGGTTTTGCTGACATTTTTTTGGCTTCAAAAATACTTTGATCTACTTCAAGGTCATAATCTTCTAGAGTTTCACCTCCCATTAGATCATCATCTGAATCATAATCCTTCATAAATTCACTGTATTCGTCCCCAAAAAGATCTGAATCGGAATCTTCCATGAATTCAGATTTGTCGTTTAACTCAAGTTCATACATAATGTCATCCTCGCGTCTTTTTTTTGAATTACCGAGTTCACCCATCATTTCTTCTAGTTGAGAATAATCAACGTCTTCAAATGGATCATAATCACCATCTTCATTATCTTCGAAACCGGTTAACTCATCTTCATCTGAATGCCATTTAGTTTTATATGATGGCATATCATCAGGAATTCCTAAAGACTCATATTCGTCATAATTTGGGTCATATTCATCATCTTCAAATGGATCTTCTTCATTTGGATCTCCAAAAAAATCTTCAGACTCATTTAAAGAAATCATATATTCCTTTCCTGTGTTTTTATCTGATAAATTTATCATTTCATCGTCTTTTGTTACAATGATTCCGTCGTTAGGATCCATTGACATCCAGACTCTCATAACATTATCCATGTTTTTTTCGCCTCTCAAATCAATAGTTTCGACATCACCATCTTCTGGAGTCACTGGTGGTTCTGTTATTGAATCGTCTTCTTCATAATCTATGTCATCTATAACATCATCTTCTGTAGAACCTTCCATGTCATCCATTGTATTATCAGTATCATCCGATTCATCATCTGTATCGTCTTCAACATCTTCTTCATCAACCTCTTTTTTAAGAGATTCTTTTACTAACGAACTGATTTCTTCCTTCATAGTTGAAGAAAGTATTCCTTGTGCATTTTTTTTGAGAGACTCTTCAAGGTTTTTCACTTGAAAAAGAGCGTCTTCAATTTCATTAATGTTTCTTTCCATTTATTCTTTTTGGATTTTTATTAATATAAATACTTTGAATTTAGAAAAAAATCAGTTTTATTTGTATAAAACAAAAAAGGGACAACTTTCGTCATCCCTTTAATATTAAAATAAACTTAAATAATTACTCGATTACTTCATCGATTTTACTTTCTGTGATCGAAGTGATTCTCCAATCCATAGTGTAATTTTCATAAACCTTTGTAACTTTTGCTTCAACATCCGTTGGGCTATATCCCAACACTAACTTTTCTTCTTTTAATTTTTTCACACGACCAGTTTCGTTATCTACTGAATCTGATGAAATTTTTGCCACAAAATACTTTTCTCCTTGTTCCATAATTATAATTTTTAGAAAAGTATAATAGTAAAAATATTATTTATCAAGAAATGCGGATAATTTATCCATTAAACTTTTTGTTTTATCAATAGAACTTGTATTCATACCAGTTGCTCTTTCCAAATTCATACTTTTTTCTTCATCCAAGTTTTCCTCAAATTTCATTCTATCATCCTTATTGACAAATAAGTAAGCTCCAGGTGTGGATGGTGATGATACCAAGTCAAAACAAATTAATTCAAAATCATCTTGGACTTCGTTTTGATCACCAACTTTTTTAAGTGAACCAACTCCACGAGAAGAAATACCTAATGTAACTCCTTGACGAAGATAGTTAGCGGCTAAATCACCTTTTGTTGAAACAATGCCTCTTTCGTGAAAACCGGGACTTGTTAGTAATCTCAATTTACCAAGAAGAACCGGACCTTCCCACCACACTTCAGTAATTGCGTGTGAAACCCTATCCAAATCAATCAAAGAAGACTCTGGGTGATTTAACTCTGACAACGCAACACCTTTGTCGATCATTTTTTTATAGTTGTCGGCTTCTCTTTTTAATATCTTCTCGGGATATACTCTACCGTTTCTATTTGGGGTATTATATTTTTGAAGTACCGCATAGAATTCAAAAGGTTTTGAGTAGTCCAAAAAAGATTTGTTTTCTCTAATTAAATCTAGATTTCTTCTTTCCATTGGATTTATATATCCGGCATCGTATTCAACAAGAATACCTTTTCCAATTTCGTTGGGTCCTAATATTTTCATGTTTGTTATTTATTTTTTTTATAAATATTAAACAAGTTCGGTTTTTATAATAGTTTTTTTGGTGTTGCCGTTTTTGGTAAGATAAAATTTGAAGTTTTCGTTTTTTATAAAAACATCATCATAGATATCTTTGGTCAATTTTTTTAATGATCTTTTTAATTTTATAGATCTGAAATCTATATCTTGTGATAAAAATAAATTTATTTCTAGATTCATAAAAGATTTTTTCTTGAGTTGTAATCCACTGGTTCTTAAATCCATATCCACAATAAATTTATCATCGAACATTACTTTATCTAAATTATTGTAAACCGAATGTTTGATGGATCGATTTGTGTTTAAAACAAGTCTTGACCAGTTGTCGACTTCTTTTTTGGGTTCTACCCAGGTTTGAATGTTTAAATAGAGTGATTTAAATTCTTTGGAATCAACGGTTCCGTAAGATACTTTTGAAGTTCTAAAACCATTGATTTTTGAGGTTTTGCCTTTTTTCATAAAACTTTTTCATACTTAACTAGTTTATTTTTAGAAAAAATACGTAAATTTGAAGTATATATCAAATATAAAACCATTTAAACGTATATGTTAATTGTAAAAGTAAAAAAGAACGATATCGAAAGGGCGATAAAGGAATTAAAAAGTAAGGTTATCAAAACCAGACAAAATTCAATTTTGAACGATAGACGAGAATTTACTAAAAAGTCTGTTGTTAAAAGACAACAAAATAAAAAGGCCGCCTACGTTCAGAAAAAATTCAACAATAATAATTAAAGATTTTTATTCAATTCAAACAATTTGAAGTATGCAATTTTGTTGTATTCTTCATTTGATAATTTTTGAATTGTTTCATCGATTCTACTAATCACATCAGTTTCTGATTCATTAGATTTTAGATCCTCCAATTTCTCAACAACTGATTCTTTTAATATTTCATATTTTGTTTGTAATTTAGAATCACTTTCCGATAAAACTTTAAGTAGTCTTTTTTTACTTGATGGATTTAATCCATTAATATATTTATTTACCGTTTTATTTGCGGCTTCAACTAAAGTATTCAAACTAACATTTTCAATAAGATCTTCTTTGGTTGAAGACTTTTTTAATTTTTCTAAAAGTACTTTTCTACTTTGCAATTTATTTTCAAGAGTTAGTAAATTTGATGAAAATAAATTGTCAATGTCAGAATATTTGTTTTCGCTTTTCACATGACCAACCCACAACTGAATTTCATCAATCTGATTTTTAGAAATTTTATTTATTGTGTTTTCAAATATGGTAATAGATTCATTTATGTATTCATTTGCAACTGATTCACTTAATGACTTGTTTGATGATAATTCATCATATAAATAAAAAAGTTTGGACAAATTTTTGTTCTTCAAGATTAATTCATCAAAGACAAACATTGAATCTTTAAAATTTTTTCCTTTGTAAGATTCAACTAAATATTTTTCTATTTTACTTTTTAAAAGACCGAATTTCATAATTAGTTTATTTTATAAATATATTAATCTTTCAATATTCGCAATAATTCTTTTTCCATTTCACCTAAAGATCCGTTTCGTTGAAAAAAGTCGTCTTCTTCAGATTCTAAAATTAATTTTTCCAAATTTATTTTGTTTTCCGGAAGACCTCCGGCCGGTCCTCCAGGTTCTGGTCCTGGTGGTGGTCCTGATGGTGGTGATGGTGGTCCTGATGGTGGTGATGGTGGTCCTCCTAAACCTCGTAATCCTTCATCTCCACCTTCAGCTGCTGCTCCTTCAGTCGCTCCAGATACAGTTTTATATAATCTGTCTATTTGATCAAACATACCTGTGTGTGAAATAATTGTTGCGGTATTTGTTAATTCAGCGGCAACTGCTCGTTCCATTCTCATTCTTTGTACATCTAATTTAATATCTTCATCAGAGAATCCAAATATATGTTTTTTAGCCCAAGTTGCTGAAGTAGGTGCAATTGAATTAGGAATTTCAGAAACCAGATCTTTATATAATAATACCTTTTCTTTCCAAACATCAACCATTAGAAGATCTGCTTGTTTAGATGGATTATTTAACCCTAATGTAAAGTTTTGAAGTTCGTCTTCGAATCCTAAAAGGAATAAATGTACAATTGCAATTTTATTTAATTCTGATAAAATATTTTTTTGAATTCTGTTGATTGTTCTTGCAAAACGAATATCCAATAATGATAGATTTTTTCCATCACCAACTGGTTCTTCAAAACCCAAATATGCTTTAGGTATTCTCAATGCGGTTACAAGTTTCTTTTGGATATATTCGATATCTGCAATTTCAGATAAGTTTGTACCACCAGGTAATGTTTCTATTGGCATTGTTTGTGCCGCATCTCGTACAGGAATAAAGTAATCTTGGTCAACCGCCATTTGATTAAATCTTAAATCAACATTACCGGTCTTATTATCAACAATTTGATCTCTTTTAAATTTGTTGGCAACTCTTTGAACATAAGCCTCAACATCTTTGTCGTCCATGTTACCAACAAATACCTTAAATACACGTCTTTCTGGGGCTCTTGATGTACGGTAGATTAACATCGCATCTTCAGCCAATACTAATTGTTTCCAAATACGACGAGCTTTTTCTAACATTGATGTTCCGTAAGGAAGTTTTCTATCGTCACCTAATAGTCTAAAGTGTGCGACTTCCCAACTATTGAATTCCATATTTTTTTCTTTCCAGTTAAACTTCAAACCTTTTTCATCAGTTTTGACTTCAGTGTTTTGAGTTTTTGGTTTCATACCTCTCTCTAGTCTTTCGATTTCGATATTTGGTAATTGAACCGCTCCGATGATACCTTTTTCTGGATCTAACTTCATGTAAACAAAGTTATCACCATACTTACAAGTGTTTCGAATCCACATTTGTAAGTTGGTGTTTATATCAAGTGTGTTATTAAAAAGGTCGGCTAATATGGCCTTTATTCTTTTAGATTCCGAATAAATTGACAATACGTGTCCATCTTCATTTGGTGTTGTGGACTCTTCGGCGTAGATATCTAACGCTGTTGATATTTCAGGTGTGAACTCCATGGACTCATAATCATAAAATGATGCCAACCTTGTTGGTTCGTAATAAATTGCTTGAGTATATAAATTACTTTCTATTTTTGCCCACTGATTAGACAAATACATAGATTGTTGAGCCTGAAGTAATTCTTTATCGTATTGATTTTTATCTCTAGTTTTTAATAATTCTTTTTTATCAAATCTATATGTAGGTACATCTTGACCTAACAACGAATTAGGACCAAATGTTTTGGACAATCGTTGCCAAACGGTTAATTTCTTATTTTCTTCCATATCAAAAACTTAACAATAAAACTCTAAAATTAAATACTCCAGGCTTTACTTTATTTATGCGTCAATATTCACAATTTGTATAACGTCAGCACCATCATAATAAGATAGTCTATTATTAGAATCTTGTCTTTTGAATATTTCACAATTGTAATTTCCATAAACGTGTGTTGCCAATGTAAAATCAATACTTGATAACGAAGTTTTAACATTATTTAATTGGAAGTAGTCAACAACGGAATTCAAATAGAATCCGTCAACAATTTCGTTATTATAAAAATACTCACCAATTGTGTTGCTATAAAAATAATTCCCGATATTGTTTCCTTGACTTGTACTAAACCCATAACCAAATCCATCTCCAATTGTATTATTGTAAAAATATGATCCTATTGTATTGTAAGAAAAAACTCCAAGAATGTTATTATTTGAAAAGTTATTTCCAGCGATATTATTAAATGTGTTTCCTGAAAAATTATTAGAATCAATTTGATTAAACTGGTTACCCTCGAAATTAGTCGATCCTATAGAGTAGGATAAACCAATATTGTTTTGGAACATATAATCTACCATATTATCCAGAACCGTGGAATAAACATTATTTAATCCTGAATCCAAACCAATTATATTTCTTTGGAAATTAGAATAAATATTATTAGTATTAAAATTATCATCAATAGTATTATTAGAAAAATTTGAATCTCTTAAGATATTACCATTGAAGTCATTTCCAGTTTTATTGTCGTTGAATGTTCCTCCTGAAAGGATGTTAAAATTAAAGTTTGACTCAACATTATTTCTGTTAAAACTTTGAGTTATCTTGTTATTATTGAAATTATAACCTATATTGTTAGTATCAAAACTACTATACACGATATAATTGTTGTAAAAATCACTACCAATCACGTTATTTTCAAAAGAGCTATCGATTATATTAACATTGAAGTTAGGCCCGATCTGATTTCTTGAAAAATCATTATTATCCAAAGTTAAAAAGTTATATCTGAATCCCCATGAAACAATATTGTAATCAAAATCATTTCCATCACTATCACCCAACATGTTGAATGAAAAATTATCAGAAATAATATTTCCATCCATATCACAGTCGATAATATTATGATTAAAATGTGAACCGACAATATTATCATCAAAATCATTTGTTATAATATTATATTCAAAATAAGCACCACAAGTGTTTGAATCCATGTCATCGTTAAATGTATTTCCAACAACATTACCTTCAAAATAGTTGTGATAATAATTTCCATTTTGGAAAACATTATTAGATAAAAGGAAAGTATCATAATCTGAATTATTTCCTAAATATGTGTTATAATTATCACCGTCGTTAAAAGTATAATATTCTGTAAAACCGGTATAAGTAGGATTTAATACATTACATTGAAAAGGATTCATGTGAATTGGTAAATTGATCCCTCTTGAATAGTATGTGTTTGTGTAGTTATAAATACTATTTCCGGTAACTTCCATAAGTGTGTCTCCACTTATACTCACAATTTCATAATATCTAAAACCTCCGATATCAGAACTTGCAAAAGGTAAATACACTCCAAAAATATCACCAACAACAAATGTTGAATTAAATGTTGTATCGTATCCTGTAACAATACCGAAAGAATCAATATCTATTTTACCTGGGAGAATTGTTTCAGAAAAAAATCCGTGATATCTTATAAATTGAACATTTCTAAAATCATAGTCGGCTCTATTATTTTTTTCATCTATCCTTTCTGTAATTCTACCTTTTGCTGGAGAATTAGTAACTTCTGTTGTTATAAAAGTTATGTCATATTTAATTTTATCATTAGGATGATCTAATGAATATGCATTACTTGCTAATTTGTCAGGTGCGGTTGCTAATACAACTAATGATTCTGTGTTTCCTGTTTTATAATTTCCGGTTGTAATTGGAGATCCTGTTGAATCAAAATTAGGTTGGTCATAACAAGTTTGGAAGTCTGTAATCAAATAAAAACTACCTGGTGTTAAAGTTAATCCTGTGTACAAACTATATAATTGATCAAAAGTAACTTGTTGATAACCACCACCCCCAGATGTAAATCCTGTCACATCAAATGAAGATCCATCATTATTTTCTATTGTAAGAGTGTTCAAGGTAAAGGTACCACCTGTAGCATAAATGTCTTGTAACCCTGAAATCACAACAGAAGTTGAATTGTTATTATTTAATGTTAAATCACCTGTGTTGTAATCAATAGTACCTCCAGTAATGTAAACATCTGGTTGCAAACCTCCAGATACAACATTACCATTCACATCAATACCTAGATTATTCACTGAAGATCCAGTTTGTAATGAAGAAATATTTAAATAAGGAACATACACTGTATTGTCGTTATTACCCACAATATTTGACCCACCTAAAACAACAGAATTATAACCATTTGCAGTATTGTCAAAACCAAATACGATTGACCCAATACCATTTGCAATATTATTACAACCACCAATTATTGTGGAATAATTTGCTTGTGATTTATTGTTTCTACCTCCAGCAATTGTTGTAAAACAACCATTAGTAGTGTTTGTGAAACCTCCACCAATTGTTGAGTAATTTTTTTGTGAAGTGTTTCTTGATCCTCCCCCGATTGTATTAAAAGCATCTATGGTGGTATTATATAAACCACCTCCGATAACGGAATAATCTTTATTTGTAGTATTTAGATATCCACCGGATATTGTTGAATATTTTCCAGATGAAGTGTTTAGAGCACCTCCACTTACTGTAGAATATGGAGATCTTGCGTTGTTACTAGATCCACATCTCACTGTTGAGGATAACCCACCAACAGGGTCATCAATAATTACAAAAGCCATTTTTATTGTTTTTAATTTTTATTTATTTAGATAAATACTTTCCAAATTCAAAAATTAAAATCTTGTAGGACTTGGTGTTGGTGTTTGAGTTGGTAATGGAGTTGGTGATACTAAAGGAGTTTGACTTGGAGTTGGTGTTGGAGTTGGTGTTGGTGAAACAACATTATATTCCTTGGTTAATTCTCTAGATGTTCCTTTTTTAAACTGAAACGTTGTTGGAAACACTTTTGAACTAGACATAGGTTGTCCGGGAACGATTAAAGTAGATCCATTTAAAATTTTACCTGATGTTGGTCTTAATTGTAATCCCATATTTTTTTATCTTTTACCACCAAATAACCAACTATACTTCATATAGTCATCTTTTGATGGGTTTGTGTTATATCCCCTTCTTTCATTCATCAAATTTGCATTTGGTAAAACCGGATCAAAATGTATTTGTTTTTGTACCGCATCATTATTTGATACAGTCCATGACTCAATCATAACCTTTGTCTGTTGGGTAACCTTTTCAAGTTTTTGAAATGCAACCTCTCCAACATAAATGGCCATGGACATCGCCATTATTAAGTCATCATGTTGACCTTTCTGGTGATCAGGTCTTCCATTGAGATAAACAAATGTATTCATTTCGTTATATAAACGAACACTTCTAATTTTGAATCTATGTCTTACATATTCTTCAAATGCTGCAATAATTTGAACTCTTTTATTATTAAAATTAATTCCAGGAATTTTATCTTGAGCCTTTGGATTATAATTCCAAACGTTTGTACTATCAACTCCATCAATGTATAGGTTTTTATAACCTATTTCTTGAAGTTTTCTACTTGTGGCAACTCCCATTCCTCCGGTGATATCGATTACAATAAACGCACTATACATAACCGCCCACTTATATGCAATTTCTGCTAATGAATCCGGTGGAATTTTTCCAACATATTCCAATACTTGTTCTCTTTCATCAAAATCTATAATTTGAATTGATGAAAAGTCTTCACTATCACCACGAGAAACGTCAATTCCCATAATGTATTTATGACCTTCTTGTGGATCTTTCCAAATCCAAAGAGAATTACCCATCATTTTTGTTGGTGCTTCCTGAAGTAAATTTTCTTTAATATAATCTAATTCTTTGTTGTTAAATACGTTATCACCTGATCCAAGAAATTCGCAATTTAACTCTTGGTTTATTTTTCTTTTATCGTATTTAAGTTTTTTAACCATTTTTTCATACCAAGATGAACATGGTTTGTACCCTTGTTGGAAATATTTTTTTAGTTCTTCATAATCTCTTTCATAAGTGTCAATATGCCCAAATGATATATTTTGAGAATGATCTTTGTCGTCTTTATTTAACAGGTAATCAACCATGTCATCGGTGGGTACTAAATACAAATCTTTTGTGTATCTTGGATCTCTCCACCAAAACATTTCCGTAATCTTGAAGTTGTTAATACCTTTTGTTGCTTGGTTGTAAACATCATAATAAATCGGATCATATCCGTTGGGTGTGGAAACTACAATAACTTTACCACCGGTAGATAGGGACGCCATACAAGCAGCCCAGAAATCATTGTCCGCCTCAATAAATGCGGCTTCGTCAAAAACAAGAATTGTTGGTGTATATCCACGAAGAGCATCTCTTGATGTTGCAACCGCCTTGACTTCACATCCATTTGTTAATTTATAATGTCTTTGTGAGTTTTTATCCGTAGAAAATCCAGCACCAACCCATTTTGGCCATTGATCAACAAATGATCTAATTTTATTTGCCATCTCCATCGATGTATCAAGTTTGTTTGCAATAATTAGAATTTTTTCTGGCCTTTCTTTTTTAGCGAAAACTAACCTTTTGGATATCCATGCAGCGGTTACGGTTGATACCCCAGCTTGACGGTATTTTAAGGCGATATTTTCTTCGTAATTTTCATAATCATTTAAAAGCGTAACCTGATCTGGAAATAACTCCAAAGGTACATATTTTTGAACTGTATTGTCGTAAGTTTGCAAATACGTACGAAGGGCATACGGAGTATCCCTCATACATTTCACATATTCAATAGTAAGTTGTTCTTTTGTTAAAGCCATTGATACACTTTATTATAAATATAAAACCCCCGATTTTATAGTCGAGGGTTTATAATAATATTTAATGATTGATTAAATTCCTAAAGATTTTAGAAAATCATCTTCTCCACCAAAATCATCATCGTCATCATCGTCAGAATTTTCTTTATATTTTTTGTATTCAGCCTTTGCCTTTTCATATAATTCTTGGAATTTTTTTCTGGCCTTTTCCTTATCTTTTGGATTTGTTGACACCACATTTGCAATTATATCTTTTAGAAATTCTTTTGCTGGTACCGAGTAAAGTGCTTGTTGGAAAAAAGGTTTAATAACTCTCATTTTTGGGTTTGTAATTAATTCGTCTGGTAATACATTACGAACATCATTAAGAAGTGGAGTTCCGACTCTAAAATTCATGGGTTCGTTTGACATTGTATCTGTTTGACTAATAACTTGACTTGCCATTTCAGGGTCCATACCTTTCCACTGACTTCTTGCTGGGATCATATCAAATACTTTTGTCAACTCGTGTACTAAAATTGGAAATATAAGCCCGTTTGCATACCATAAATCTTTTTCGTCACCATCGTCATCGTTATCGTCATCATCATCACCACCCTTACCGGCTTCACCAGCCGCGTTTCCACCTAAAGCTTCAATTAAATCTTCATCGGTAAAGTACATCAAGTCATTTGCGCTCATAATTTTATTATAAAGAGGGTATAAACTAGGGTCTATTTGGTCCAGCTGTCTTTTATATTCTTCAATTTGATATGCGAATTGACCTTTTTTTGCGTTACCTTGAATAAGCGCGTTTATAACGTTTCTTTTTTCTATTTCTAATTGTCTTTCTTCTTCAGGAGTTAAATCATCAATATCAAATGAAAAATTTGCGGGTATTGGTAATTTTTCCAGTTTCGCAGGTTTCATTTGAAATGCATTTGGGTTAATTGGTTTTTCACCTAAATAAGTTTGAATTTTTACGTAATCAAATTCATAAATAACTCCACCCTTATTTGATTGTCTTTTTACCACAAGACCACTTTCGATTGCATCTTTCATGGTAAGCGGTTGATCATCTTCAACTGAATAAGGCATCCATCCTTCTTCTTTAGATGCGATTTCCATTGCAAGATCACGAAGAGCTTCTCTATGTCGTGGTTCAATAGACATGACTTGTCTAACGGCCATCATTTGTTCCATCTGGATTGCTCTTTTTACTGATGGATCAGTAATGTTTCTATCGGTACCATAATACCTTTTTACGTAATCAACAATCTCTTTAAATCTTGTTGCCGCAACTCTTTCAACATCGGAAACACCACTAGGAAACGCTTTGTTTTTCGCATATATTCCTTCTGGATCTTCAATTCTTTCTTTTGTTCTTGGATGCATCCTTTCTGGATAATCCTGAAGGTAATCATCAACTGGCGCTTCTTTTATGACCCGTCTAATTAATCTTTTTAATAGTTCTTCACTCATATTTTTTTATTTTAAAGTCATTGTTATAACTTGCATAAAATCACTTTTTTGCTTTTCTGTTTCTTGACCAGCCTTTGGTCTTTCTTCAACATCAGGATTCGGGTCCCTAAAAGGATTTCCTCTCCTATCCCTATCCTTTTCTTTTGTTCTATCTTTCTCCTTCTCTCTTTCTTTTTCTTTTGTGTTTGCTTTTGGTCTTTCTTCAACATCAGGATTCGGGTCCCTAAAAGGATTTCCTCTCCTATCCCTATCCTTTTCTTTTGTTCTATCTTTCTCCTTCTCTCTTTCTTTTTCTTTTGTGTTTTCTTTCATTTCGCCACCCATACTAAACATTTTACCAATTGGTGTTTTCATTTCTTTACCTTCGTCTTTGGAAAACATAGTATTTTTCTTCGGGTTTTTCAAAATCATGTTTTCATGTTTTGAAACTTTTTCTAAAATTGTAGTAATTAATTCACTTTTAGTCATTTTTGGACTTATGTGCCTTTCGATCATTTCAAATATTCTTTCTTCAAGATAATTTTCCATTTCTTTGTCCGCCCTTTTTGTATAAAGATCTTCCGATACCTCGTCAGACATATTTTCATAATCCTTTTTAGTTGTTTTATGGGAAAATTCTTTTGCCATTTTACACCACTCGCAGTTTTTATTTTTACATTTATTACAACGAGCCCAAAATAAACCTTGTTGTTTTTTTGATTGGAATTTTTCTGTAACTTCTCCGGTACCAATGGGTTTTGATGTTGATGTCATTGTAATACCTTTTTGTGGGTCCACACTTATGTCAGCACCAGGAACTTTTAAATTTGCCTCTGTTCCTTGAGTAACTGTTGTTTTATATCCGGTTTGTTGTACCGTTTGTACCGCCTCTTTTGTTTCTTGATTTCTTTTATAAACTTTTTCTGCCAAAATTGAAACTTCTTTTGGGTTTAATCTTGATACAAATTCAAAATGGAAACCATTTTCCAATAAAATTAATACATCGTTTTTAGCTTTCATAAACTACTTTTTTTTCAAATTGTAATACGAGGTCTCTTTCGTATAATTTATCTTTTACGATTTGTTCATCTTCTCCAAATCTAAATACTAATCTTTTCACCAATGAAAAATCAATTTTGTCTTCTTTTTCCCACCCAAGAGCAATTACACCATCAAGTGAATCTTGAACAGAAAAAACATCCGAATCTTGAATTAATTCTAATTTGATTTCGCCATGAGTCAAAACCCCAACCTTTGATATGTATTCAATATCTGGTGGTAGTGGATAACCATTTGCTGGTTTAGACTCCCAATTTTCACCCCAGACTTCATCTAATGAATTTGAAAAAATAAATTCATAGATATGTTCACCTTTATAGTTAGAACCTAGTCCGTTGATGTAAATTAAAAAACTCATATTACTTTTCCGTTCTTTGTAAGTTTTGTAATAATATTTCCTTCTTTGAAAATGATATTCCCTTGGTTGGTTTTACCAACAAGTTTTGATGTTGGGTTATTTTCCAAATACTTAAGAGATGATCTTTCCTGTTGAACGCTTTCAGAAATTGTTCTAATATAATTAGAATCTTTCTGTAATTTCATATCAAGCTTAGTCTGCTTTTCGAATTTTTTCTTTTCTTCGTTGATAATTTCTTTTTTTGTTTGAACAAAATATTTTGATAAAATTTTGTCAACCTTGGATTCACCAAAAGTTCCGTGAGACAAATGTTTGTACTCGTGTCTTGGTTTTCTTGCTCCATGCATACCATACTCTTCACCAAATTCTTGCATTTTATCATGTACATTACCGGAAAATTTAGAACCGATGCTTTTATTAATTGCATCTGGTAAATTCATTATTTCGTCTAATTCAGAGTAATGTGAATATTCTTTCATTTCACCACCCTCTGGGGATTCTGGCGGTGGAGGCATATCTTCATCGGAAGAGTCCATTGGTTCTTCATCCCCCATATTTTCATCTTCATCAGATTTTGACATTTCATCATTTTCGTCCTCATCTTCATCAGTATCACCCTCAAGTCTTGATATTATTTCTTCGATATCATCCTCGTCTAACAGATCGACATCCAATGCTGATAAAATAGAATTAATGATGTATTTTACATCATTCGGGTCCATATCATCATTGTTATTGAATTTTCTAATCTTTTGAGCTAATTTACCTGTGAGTTTTTGAATTACTTTAAATGATGTTCCCTCATCTTTTTTTGATGATTCTTCGTCACCTTCTTCAGAGTCTGACATGTCTTCATCATCTTCTGGAGCTGGTGGCATATCACCCATATCATCTACCTCTGGCGCTGGTGGCATATCACCCATATCATCTACCTCTGGCGCTGGTGGCATATCACCCATATCATCTCCCTCTGGCGCTGGTGGCATACCCCCCATGTCGTCACCTCCAGGTGCTGGCGGCATACCTCCAGACGCATCTCCTACAGGTGCCGGCGGCATACCTCCAGACGCATCTCCTACAGGTGCCGGTGGCATCGTTCCTGCTGGTTCTGGTGCCGGTGGCATCGTTCCTGCTGGTTCTGGTGCCGGTGGCATCGCTCCTGCTGGTTCTGGTGTGTCTTGAGTTTTTGATTTACCTAACCTTAATTTAAACTTTTTTTTTTCGCCTAAAAGTGAAGTTCCTTCTTCATTTTCATACAACGTATTAAATTCTTTTGCCATCAAATTCACTTTTTTAAGTGCTTGTGAAAAAGAAGAAAAATATTTTCTATTTTGTATTGGTTCAATATATTCGTCGTAAATACCTCCAAGAGTTTCTTTAATAATATATCCACCCTTTTCTTTTACGATAGAGTATGTTTTACCATCGGCTAAATCGACACTATATGTATTTTTAGAGTCCTCATTTACTCTTGATGGAAAATTTTCGTTATAACGCGAAATTTCAATCATTCTTTTGATTTTTTCCATTCCTTGTAGTTTTTCACTACCAATAGGTTTTAATCCTCCCATATTAATTATTTTTAATAATGTATTATTTTTCTTAATAAATATATCATTAAGTTAGAATATTTATTTTTCGAAACTATTATTGGTTCATTGATAATTTTTTATCAATAATTTCTGTTGGTTTATTATATAACTTCTCAATATATCCGTTTCTTCGTAAGTATTTGAACACCAAATTTTCTAAAGACATTTCCCCACCTTTTTCTAAACCACACTGTCTATATTTCTTTAATTTTGATTTATACTTTTTAACAAGTTCTTTTATTGTTTCCGGATCCTCATCTTCAATATTTTCAATTACACCATCAATTATTTCCATCCATTGATTAACTTTATCTTTAAGTAAATCAAAATCCACATCAACAGTGTCACCTTTTTTTGGTTCGTTTACCCACATATTATATAAAATAGAATAAACACCACTACTAAATGCAGTTTCGGCTTCGTTTTGAACAAAACATTCAACATCTAAACCATAAATAGATAATTCGTGTTTTTGATTGAATAATGTTTTTTTAAGATCGAAAAATTCTATATATAATTCTTGTGTGTTTTCTGGAAATTGTGAAAAATTCAAAAGTACATGAACGTCGATATCAGAATATTTAGACCAGTTATAATTTACTGCCGATCCGATCATAATTATATCCGTGATCAATATATCAACATCAAGATAGTCAATAAATGTATTTGCAATATCTAATAAATGGTCTCTAACTTCTTCATTTAGTTTATATTGACCATCGACATTATCCCAAATTTTAGGATTTAAAGTTTCTTTTTGTTCAAAACTTTTTAATACATCTTTATCCATCTAATATAAATATTAAAAAAAAGCATTTTAACCTATTTTCTTGTACGCGAATGTTTTAGATATGTTCTTGTTAAAGAAATTTCCTTGTGACTGTGCCGATCTAAAAGACGTGTAGGTTTGATGTGGAACTCCTTCATATTCATATTTCATTCCATTTTTGAACTCCGCAATCATTTTTTTTGTTTCGGTATCATATTCGGTTCTAACCAAATTAGACGAATCAATTTCATTTAAAATTTTTGTTCCCTGGATTTCTTCTTTTGTAATTGCCATGATTTTTTTATTATAATATAAATAGTGATAAAAAAAAATCCACCAAAAAGGTGGATTTTAATTTATTTAATCTTGGGAGATTATTTTACTTCCTGGTAGTCAACGTTTTCAAAATCTTGATCCGTAACATCATCGTTTGTGGTTGTAGATGCGTAAAGTTTTTCACTTATTGTTTGAAATTTTTGATTAACTTCTTCAGTTAAAACCTTAACTTCTGAAACATCTTTTTTGTCAAACGCTTCTTTTAATTTATTAATAGAGGACTCAACATCTGATTTCTCTTCATCACTAATTTTCCCTTCCAAATCTTTAATTGATTTATTAACTCTAAAAATTAATGAGTCGGCAGAATTTAATGTGTCAGCATCTTCCTTTAATTGCTTGTCGGATTCAGCATTTTTTTCGGCCTCCATTTTCATTTTTTCGATTTCGTCTTTTGACAAACCAGAAGAAGATTCAATTCTAATTGATTGTAATTTTCCGGTACCCTTATCTGTTGCGGACACATGAATAATACCATTCGCGTCAATGTCAAAGCTTACTTCAATTTGAGGTACACCTCTCATTGCTGGTGGGAGACCATCTAAATGGAATTTACCAATAGTTCGATTATCTTTTGACATTGCTCTCTCACCCTGGAGTACATGAATATCCACTGTGGATTGATTATCAGATGCGGTTGTAAATGTTTCTGACTTTTTAGTTGGTATGGTTGTATTGGCTGGAATTAATTTTGTAAATACACCGCCCATAGTTTCAATACCTAAAGAAAGTGGAGTCACATCCAACAATAATACATCCGTTACATCTCCAGCCAATACACCCCCTTGAATCGCAGCCCCTAAAGCAACCACTTCATCTGGATTAACACCTTTAGATGGTTCTTTACCAAAGAACTTCTTAACCTCATCTTGTATTGCTGGAATACGTGTCGATCCACCAACAAGAATAATTTCATCGATATCACTTGGTTTTAGACCCGCATTTTTCAATGCCGACTCACATGGTTTAATTGTTCTTTGAATTAAAGGTTCCACCAATTGTTCAAATTTGGCTTTTGTAATTGTTTTTACAAGGTGTTTTGGTCCAGAAGCGTCCGCGGTTACATAAGGTAAATTAATTTCTGTCTGTGGAGACGAAGATAATTCTACTTTAGCTTTTTCACCAGCTTCTTTCAGTCGTTGAAGTGCGATTGGATCTTGGGTAATATCCATACCATGTTCATTTTTGAACTCACTTGCCAAATAATCAATAATAGCTTGGTCGAAATCATCCCCACCAAGATGTGTGTCACCATCAGTTGACAACACTTCAAAAACACCACCACCCAATTCTAATACTGATACGTCATGAGTTCCACCACCACAGTCGAATACGACAATTTTCATGTCTTTCGATTGTTTATCAAGACCGTAAGCTAAAGCGGCGGCCGTGGGTTCATTGATAATTCTTTTCACAGTAAGACCGGCAATTTCGCCAGCTTCTTTTGTTGCTTGTCTTTGTGCGTCATTGAAATATGCCGGAACGGTAATTACGGCTTCAGTCACACTTTGACCTAAATAATCTTCTGCGGTTTGTTTCATTTTTTGAAGAATGGCCGCAGATATTTCTTGTGGTGAAAAGTTTTTACCATCGATATCAACTCGTGGTGAATTTTTTTCATTTACGATTTTATATGGTACCTTATCAATTTCACCTTTTGATTCGGTGAATGATGTTCCCATAAATCTTTTGATCGAATAAATCGTTTTTTTGGGGTTTGTAACCGCCTGACGTTTGGCCGGGTCACCGATTTTTCTTTCCCCGTCTTTAATAAAACCAACAACCGATGGTGTTGTTCTTTTCCCTTCACTGTTTGTAATTACTACAGGTTCTTTGCCTTCCATTACGGCAACACAAGAATTTGTAGTACCCAAATCAATACCAATAATTTTTCCCATTTTTATGATTTTAATTTGTTTATTTGATCCCTATACTCAATTGCCTTTTCAAAATCCTGTGATTTCACACATTCTTTTAATTTGGTCTCAAGATCAAGGATCTGTTGTTTATTTTTTTCCAGACTTTTAATTCTATCCCTCAACACGACTGCCCGTTCAAAATCTTGTGATTCAACCGCAGTGTCCAACTCGTTTTTTAGTTTACCAATCTCATCTAGAGTGGGCTCAAATTTATTATTTCTAGAGAAATAAGTAAAGCTAATTTTTCCATCTGGCGACTGATATTTTTTTTCGGTCCAGTCATTACCTGAAAAACTTGATGTGTTTACATAATTGTACATTTTGTTGAACAAATCGTCAAAACTATCGAAATCCATTTTTGTTTTTTTTATAAGTTTATTTGTGTAAACCTATTTATAAATAAACGTGCCATTTTATATAACATGACAAATTGTCAGTTTTTATGACACTTTTTTATTTTAGTTTACTATAATGTAAATTATAACTAATTTTAAAACAAAAAACAAAGATTATGGCAATTGAATTCGCAGATGATGGAGACAAAAACAAAAAAAAGGGTGATAATACAACACCTGTGTTAGATAATTTTAGTAAAGACCTTAATAAACTTGCGGAACAAGGTAAATTAGACCCTGTAATTGGAAGAAAAAAAGAGATTATAAGGATTGCCCAAATTTTATCTAGAAGAAAGAAAAACAACCCAATCATTATTGGTGAACCTGGAGCTGGTAAAACGGCAATTGTTGAGGGTCTTGCAATGATGATTCATTCTGGGGAATGCCCAAAAAATTTGGCGGATAAAAGAATCGTATCATTAGAAATGAACTCTATTGTTGCGGGTACAAAATATAGAGGTCAATTCGAAGAAAGGATGAAAGTGATCATTGAAGAATTGCAGGCCAATCCTAACATCATTATTTTTATCGATGAAATTCACACTATGGTAGGTGCTGGGAATAGTTCAGGTTCATTAGACGCTTCAAACATATTCAAACCGGCATTATCTAGGGGTGAAATACAATGTATTGGGGCAACAACATTAGACGAGTACAGAAAACATTTTGAAAAAGACGGAGCGTTAGAAAGAAGATTTCAAAAAATAATTGTTGACCCTTCAACTAAAAGTGAAACTTTTGAAATCCTAAAATTAAGTAAAGGTAAGTATGAAAATCATCATATGGTTCATTATAGTGATGAGGTATTATGGTTGTTTGTAGAATTGGCAGATAGATATATTACTGATAGAGAATTTCCAGATAAAGCTTTCGATATTTTAGATGAGGTTGGGTCAAGAATGCAAATTGATATTAAACTTCCAGAAAGTATTGAAATTTTGAAGGCTGAAATTGTTGCAATTAAACAAGAAAAAGCCGAGGTTATTAAAAAACAAAAGTATGAATTAGCCGCCGAATTGAGAGATCGTGAAAAAACTGTTAATATAAAATTAGAAGTTGAAAAAAATAAATTTGAAGAAGATTTAAAAAATAATAAAAGAGAAATACCAGAAGACTTAATTTATGAGGTAGTATCTAATATGACAAAGATACCGGTGTCAAAAATAAATCTTGATGAAAAAAATTCATTAGTTAGTTTAGAAGATACTTTAAACAAATTAATTATTGGTCAATCAGAAGCCGTTAAGAAGATTTCGAAAGCAATTAGAAGAAATCGAGTTGGAATCAAAGATCCAAACAGACCCATTGGTTCGTTTATATTCTTGGGATCAACTGGTGTAGGTAAGACATTTTTGGCAAAACAATTGGCAAAAGAAATTTTTGGAAGTGAAGATAGTCTTATTAGAGTTGATATGAGTGAATACCAAGAAAAACATACAATTTCTAGATTAATCGGTTCGCCTCCAGGATATGTTGGTCACGATGAAGGTGGTCAATTAACTGAACAAGTTAAAAATAAACCATATTCTGTAATTTTATTTGACGAAATTGAAAAGGCAAATAAAGACATATTTTCAACTTTACTTCAAATGTTGGACGATGGTCATATGACTGATGGTCTGGGTAGAAAAATTAATTTCAAAAATTGTTTAATAATTATGACTTCTAATATCGGAGTTAAGAAATTACAAGATTTTGGAACCGGTGTTGGTTTTAAGTCAACAAATAATGAAATCTTGGAAGAAGAACTTAAACGAGATGTTTTGAGAAAAGAATTAAGTAAGTTTTTTGCACCTGAATTTTTAAATAGAATTGATGAAGTTGTTATCTTTAACTCACTTCAAAAAGACGACATTAATAGGATTGTTAAATTGGAAGTTGACAAATTAATTCTTCGAGTTAATAACATGAAATATAATATTGGTTATGAAGATTGTCTTATTGATTACATATCCAAAATTGGATTTGATGATCAGTATGGTGCAAGACCAATAAAAAGGGCAATTCAAGACAAAATCGAAGACTTGATTTCAGAAAAAATTCTAACCAATGAACTTGAGGAAGAAAAAGAATATATTTTATTTATTAAGAAAAATGGTGAAGATGAATATGTCGATCTTAAAGAGATAATTAAACCGGAACCTAAAAAAAGGGTAAGAAAGAAAAAGGAGGATTAAACCTCCTTTTTTAATATTTATTATATCCTAATTTTTCTATCATAAGTTTACCTACTTTGATCCCATTATAAGTGTCCTCAACTACAACATATTCATTTCTGGTATGATAATTATAATATCCAATTGATATGTTAAAACAAGATAAACCAAATTTTTGATTCAAAGGATAGATGTCCGTATATGGATGTTTGTGATATTTGGTATCTTTTGGGAAATGCTCTGTAAGAAGTTCAGATCCTATTGTGAAAAAATCACTATCTCGTTTGAACATTGGTTTACCCATAAGAAATTCTGAAATCATATTATTTTCAGGGGCATCAAATTGAATTGCATAACCTACGTTGTCAAAAAATGAAGGATCCGAATTAAAAGAACCCTTACATCCAGTTTCTTCCGCAACAAAAAATGCCGCCTTTAGATTTGGAAGTTCTTTCAATAATTCCAAACATCCAAAAATACCACATTTATCATCACCACCAATTCCAGTTGGAGATCCTTCGTTGTTATACGCTCTCAATGATAATTTAATTTCGTTCTGAGCATTTGGCAACATCTCCTCAACAACATTTATTGAATCTATATTATGAACCGTATCGGTATGAGATACAACACATGGAAAATAATCAATATTTTCATCTGTTTTCTTTGTTGCGTAGATATTATAAAATTCATCAACATAAAAAGGAATTTTATTTTTTTCCAACCATGTTGTTATAAAATCTATCATTAAATCTTCTTTGTAAGTTTTTGAAGGAACCGATAAAACCTTTTTCAATAATTCGAAATCTCTTTCCATAAAACAAAGATAAGAAACTTTTATTTTTTTACAAAAGTTTTCTTAATATTTTTTTGACGTTTTCAAATAAATCACCTTGATAAAGCATCATATTTAATTCCTCAAGGTTTTTCACACTTCTAATCTCACTTTCCATATAATTTTGGTTCGGTTTCTTGTAATGAAATGTAAGTCTTGTTGGATTTCTTTCTAAATCCTTAAATCTTATATCGATTTGTTTTTCGGCCATGTTAATCCACCATCCAAACCCACCTAATTTCCAAACGGCTTCAAATAATTCATTAAAATCTTTAAGATCCTTATTATCTTCACTCTCTTCTTCAAGTTGTTCTATGATGTCATTCAAATATTTTTTTATTTCATCATTCATACTATTAGAATCAAAATCATCACACCAACTATTATACTCCAATTCGTACCAATCGCCTCTAACTATGTATTTGTTATACTTTTCATCAAGTTTTTTTAGAAGTCCAAACAAATCTAATTCTTGACCATTTATTATTTTATACAAATTTAGCAAGATACCAACAGTTGTTTTAAATCTATAGTTTTTATAAATTTCTGTAATTCCTAATTTTTGAAATGGGTTTTTAGTTTCATTTTCAATTATTTCGTTAACTGCTCTTGCAATACATTCATCATGATATGTTTGATATATCGCAATTATGTTATCAACTTCATTATAAAATCTCTCGTTTAAAAAATTTTCTAGTTTATGTTGTGGATCTTCATCTCTTGTTTTAGGAACTGGACATAAGCTTCTTATTTTTAAAATTAACCTTAAGTTTTCCGCATTCAAACTCTCCAAAATATATCCCTCAAAAAAATCATCACGATATCTATCCCAGGTATATTCCTCATAACCGTAACTGTCTGAAAACTTTCTCCAAACCCATAAATCTTCTTCACTATCAACACCTAAAAGGTTAAGATATTTTTCAGCATCTTCAAATTGTATTATTATTTGAGTTAATCTTGGATTTTTAGAAGATTCTCGAACATCAGATATCAATTCATCCGGATAGTTGTATCGATTAATTTCAGAATTATCACCCTGACTTAACTTTTCTAAAAATTTGTAAGTTTCACTTGGCATATATAATAAATATTATTATCTTTATATTTATAACTAGTTCATTTAAAACACACCGTACAAAACATATGGGCCTATATTGGATTTGACGGGCGTTGGTTGGATTAAAGAAGCATGTCGGGTCTGAATTAAACTCGTTAAAAACTGATTCGAACAATAATTGGCAATGTGCTAAACAAAATGGAAACTCTTGGATTAGTAAGAGGTTCTGAAGTTACTGTAGCTTAATAAGATACGGAAACGGAGGGTCGGTCAGACAGATACCTAGTAACAGAAGTCGTAGATGAGTTGGTTTTTACTCTAAAAGAAAACAACGGTCTCGTTCAGAGAGCTACCGTAACAAAAGTGAACTCGACACAGTTTTTGGTAACAATGTCAAAATAGGAACCAAATATTTTGGAAGATATGAAAAATCTTAACCTAAACATGTAGTTGTCTTTTTGACAAAACGAGCCGGACGAGGGAGTCGGAGCCCTCTAGGTCCACCAATTGATCCCATCATTTAATTATGGTGGGATTTTTTATTTATCCTTCATGTTAAAATTTAAAGTATGGTTGATTGTAACCGTTATTTGATTAGTATCAAAGTGTCTTATTTTACCATCTTCAAAAGAAGAACATACCCATATAGAATTTCTATGAATTCCGTAATCTATTATGAATAAAACTTGAGCTTCGCCGAAAGGTGTATTCACAGTTAAAACTTGTTGTACTTCGTGGATCACTGTCATAATAATAAATACTGAAGTGAGAAATATTTATCGAAATGAAAGTTATATTTGACCATATTAATGGTTTTGGAAAAATTAGTGATTATGAAGTTGTTGTAAATTGTGCTTATGGGCTTTTAGAAGATAATGATAATATTTCTGAAATTTTAAATTCAGGATGGATACCCTGGAAAGAAAAATGGTACAATGAAAGGAGCACTAGAATTAATCTAACAGAATATAAACCATCCAAAACAACAAAAAGATTATCTAATAAAATAACAATAAAAAATGGTGATATTTCTTTTAATCTGGGTGAATATAAAAAATTACATGAAAAATATTGTAATCACAACTCATTCAAAAGGGAAATAAAATTGGAAACTTTTTTAGATTGTAATGTAATCGAATATTGGACGGACAAATTAATTGCAATTTCGATATACAAATATTTTGACTCCCAGATGGTTGCTTATCAATTTTTATGGGACTATGAAGATTCTAAATTATCTATGGGTAATGTTGCACAAATGTTTGAATGTAAGATCGCCCAGGAAAATAAATCAAATTATGTTTATTTGATGGGCGGATACGAAAAATGTTGTGAATATAAATCTAATTTTTCTGGGTTTGAATTCTGGACCGGGAAAGAGTGGTCATCAGATATCGAATTATACAAAAAACTTGTAAATAGAGACGAACAAATCAAAATAGAAAATATATAAAAAAAGGGACGAATTGTCCCTAAATATTTACCGGTGGCTCCACTTTAAAAAAAGAAACGCTGAGATTACACGTTTTGATGGAAATCTTTTGAGTCATTATTGTTTCTACTCGTATCCACTTCCTTTTGAGAAGTACTTTCCAGTGACGGTCTTTTAGGT